ATTCATAATTTTTATTTTAACCCCATTGATCAGCCATCGCATGGGCTATACCAGGAAAGGTTTTACTGCGCTCGCGCGATCTGTCACCTAATTGCTTCCCTTGTTTTGCCATCGCATACCATTTCGGCTGTCTTTTCATTTTACCAGTCTTAGAATCTATCCATTCAGCACTTTCTCCTTGATCCACATGCGTAACTACTTTATTGAATAAATCAACCTTGTCGGCGTGAAATAATGGAGGCAAATTTTTTAACCATAAGCATGTTGTCTTTCTATGTTCATCTCCAAAATAATATGGCTGAATAACTTGTGTAGGTTTAATTATTGAATTTATTGAACCCACAGGATTTTCAAGACATATCTTGTTTATATTCTGATTAAGTAGCTTGATAAAAAATTTCTCGGCATTTCTCTTCTCTTCTCTTCTCTTCTCTTCTCTCCGACCAGAGCGCCAGACTTTATCGGTGGTTGATCTTTAAGCCAACGGTTTGCTGTTACTGTAAGGTAAGTACATGGTGGGTGACCTATCATCAAATCCCAACCCATATCTATGACCTCAAATACATCACGGCAATAATGCCACTCAGGATGTCCGCCACTACATTCCTGTAAATCGCATGAAAATGCTTCGTGCCCTTTCTTCCGAAAAGCAATAGTGACCGCCTGGCTTTCTTCACATGCTACTAATACTCTCATCGTGTGTTATTTTTTATCTTCTACTAAAGTCCTTACTACTCCTTCTATAGAAACCTAAAATGGCAGGTCGTCTGCTTTTCTGTTTTCAAATCCGGCGTTTGGTTTATCGTATCTTACCACTGGCGCAACATTCTGTGATTCAAAAGGGCTCGGCGCTTCTGAAAACTTCATTGTCGGACCATGGAACGCAAGTTTTATATCCATGGTAGCTCCATTTCTCCATTTACGGATTAGCAAATCCGCTTCATGTTCTGTAGAGTTTCCATCTTCATTTTCTTTTATTCCACTCACCCAGTCTCGGTGAAGGAACATTACTACGTCTGCATCCTGTTCAATACTACCGCTTTCTCGCAGGTGGTGGAGTTCTGGCTTTTTATTTCCTTTCTCCTCAGACTGCCGATTAAGCTGCGCGAGAATGATTACCGGTATTTTCATGTTCATGGCCAACAATTTTAGGCCCCGACATATTTTCGATACTTCCTGCTCCCGGTTGCGGTTGTTGACATTTTCCGGCTCAATAAGTTGCAGGTAGTCAATAATTAGCAGGTTAACACCATTTTTTATCCTCAAACGCTCTGCCTTGGCACGAATATCTGTAAGGCTCACCTGAGCTGTATCAGAAAAGTATATTGGTAAGCCAGAAAGCATACCCATTGTATCGTAAACCCTATCTCGATCTGATTGCTCCTTATCCAGTAAATTACGGTCTATACGGTAAAAGTCTATATTGCTTTCCGCTGCAACACTTCTCGCTAATATATCCTTATCCTCCATTTCAAGACTTATAATGCCTACAGTCTTCCCTTTAAAGGCAGCATGTGTGGCTATCCTACCCATAAAGGCCGACTTCCCCACAGAAGGACGAGCGCCGATAACAATTAAGTTAGTTTCTTTAAACCCGCCATTCATATTATCAAGCGCACTTATTGATGTACTTACACCCATAATACCCTTTTCTTGCACTTCATCCATATGCTTACGAAGTTTCGTTGCAACTTTCGATATATGAACCCAATCATCAGTAACCTTAACATCCATGATCTGCCGGAGTTGCTCTTCCATCTTCCCAGCCTCCTCAAAGGCATCACCGGTCAAATTACCTGAATTTTTTAACTTAAACATGAGTCGATTTGCAGCCAACTCACGAAGGATCAGGCACCAGGTAACCAGATGAGCGGATGTAACCACACTGTTTTGAAGCATCATCATCAGGTATTCAATTTTACTTTCCTCAATATGAGTAATGCCTTTGTCGAAAAAATGTCGCTGCACAACCAAGTAATCTATGCCGTAACCTTTTTCGTAAACCGCTTTGATCGCTTTGTAAACTTCCAGTGTCTTTGCCCCGTAAAAACACTCCTCTCTGAGTATGGAAATTACGAGCGAATACGAGGTCGGTTCCATCAGGAAAACACCCAACACTTTTTCTTCTAATTCGATGTCGTAATCCACATTTGCTCTAAATATCGCCATGACGTTCTGTTTTTTTAGTTGATTTGCTTAATTCCTGCGCCTATTCCTGCCATTTTTACCCCACCTGCGGTATCTTACCATTGCCAGCCTCTCTTTTTGCCAGTAATTCTTGTGCTGTTGGATACCCGGTTCCTGTTCCTTTTTTCTCTGGTTTTTTAGGATCATTCCCTTTGCTTTGGTAAAAATGCCTCCAACCTTTTGAAATTGAATTTTTAATAATTCCAATAGCTGCCGATTCTGAAAAATCTGAAAGTTTAACCAACTCCTCCAGTGACGCTTGCCGGGTAATCATCCCTTTGAATTTGAATTGATGTTGCTCAAATAAATATTTTTCCCAATTAATCCACACTGCATCAAATTCTGGAGTCCATTTCGGGATATATGTACTATTTTTTATAAAATTGGTAGTTTCTTGCTCGTTTGAGGTAGTTTCTTGCTCGTTTGAGGTAGTTTCTTGCTCGTTTGAGGTAGTTTCTTGCTCGTTTGAGGTAGTTTCTTGCTCGTTTGAGGTAGTTTCTTGCTCGTTTGAGGTAGTTTCTTGGGGAAGAAACCCGTTTTTATTTATATTATTAACACTATTTGTATTATTAGTATTACTCTTAGTATTACCCTTACTATTACTTAAACTATATACTTTTTTATGTGTACTTTCTTGCTCGTTTGGCGTAGTTTCTTGCTCGTTTGGCGTAGTTTCTTGGGGAAGAAACCCCTGTTTCTTAGGAAGATTGCTTTTGCGAATGTGGATAACTTCGGAGTATAATTTTATATCATCTCTAATAATTGCCTTACTCCTATTAGAGTTTTTTTGAATAAAAAACCATCTTTCTTGTATCCCGTGTGATGTTAAAACACCGCACTTATTAAATAATTCCATACTAAAGAAGCCTGATTGAAGTAAACAATCAACAATTTTCTTTAACACAATCATGGTTATGACACTTTCCATTTTAGCGGATTTTATCATAATTACTTTATCATTCCATTCAATAAAATAGCTTTCATTATAAATTTCTCTAAGCATTCTTATCGCGATTGCCGGAACTGCAAATCGAAGCCACGGCTCTGTCCCCATAGGATCTATTAATTCCTGAGCAAGAATTATCTTATCGTCACCGTATATAGCAACATCAACTTGGAAATAATCTAAATTCTCTTTTATTGGTCTGGCCATTATTATTTAATTTTAGTAAAACCATGATCAATTAATGTAAATCCTCGAGAGCCTTTAAACCAAATTCCATCGTATCTATAATCATATGTATAAAGATTTATTTCAGGAAAAATATCGGGCAAATAACCTATGCCAGTAGATGCATCAATATAAGATCCAATCAGGGCTATGCTTACATTAATGACGTAGTTAGGTCGATATATAGATAGCCAATGTCTAATTCCCGCCATATACCTGGCTGCTTGCCAAAAAGCCAAAGGGTCTATTTTATCCTTTTTAAGTTCATAAACCCTAATATCGTAATATTCATGAGATATTTTACTTACCGTGACAATATCAAAACGCCCATAATTACCTAATGTTATTTGTTTTATACGATGTCCAGTAATAAACAAACCTCTTTTCATTAACTCAGACATTGGGGTAGTCATAATAAGATGCTCTAAATCCTTCTCCAGTAGTTCCATAAAAAATTAAAGCACCTTCCCTGCAGCCAGGCTTACCGAACAACCACCAGAGGTGAGAACTTCGCAAGCTGCAAGGGAAGATGCGTATTTAAAAAGTGAATAGTAAAATTCCATAAAAGATAGTTGTTAGTAAGCATTTCAAAAGTAATAATCATTTTTGAATTGCCAATATTTTTGCTAAAATTTATTTATTAACACGTACTGGCACTTGTTTCAGCGCATTACAACCTAAATTAACAACGCAATAGAAATAACGGCTGATTTTAACATAAATATATAAATTAATATAATTAATTCGGTTAATTTTCCATTTCGTGGAATAGAAAGACCTAATTCTATCGCTTCTGCGCTGTTTTCTGTGACGTAATCGTGACAATTACGGCATATTGGCAGGAAAAATTCGGTCTGATTAAGTAATTTATTGGTTTTTCCCTTCTTGTGGTGTACTTCTGTAGCTTGTATTGTGCATCCCGGCAGGTTGGCTCCGCATTTTGGATGATCCAGCAGGTACTTTTTGCGCACAATGCTATAAATAGCCAGTTCTTTTCCTCTTTGTATGCTTACCTGGCTGATCTTTTTTTGTGGCTTCGGTGGATTTACTTTCTTTTTTATCGGTGTTGCTTTTTTGACCGGCGCGACTTTTGGTTTCGCCTGGGCCTTCTTTGCGCTGGCTGCACGAGCACACCAGTCACAACCATCTTTATTGAATAGTTTACGATCAGGATGTTTAGGGCAGTAGCGGGGCATTGTGTGCGTTTGAGGATGCAAAGTAAAAACTAATTCTCCAACAAACAAAATATTTTTAAAAAATTTCTGAAATATTTGTTTGGTAAATAAAAAGTGTTACCTTTGTGAAAAAATAAATAGCAAATGGATCACGTAATTAATGTAAGTGCAGTAAGGGATAAAATGACCGACAGGCCAATAGGGCAGCGGCTTCACAACTTTTTCAATGGCGCGACAAAAATTCTTACCAGGGCGCAGATAGATGAAGTGGAGAAAGTTATCAAGGCGAGCCACGAAGAAGTGATGGGGCAAATAAGGGATGCAAAAAAAGTAGTAAAAAATTAATTCACCAACATAAAAACAATCATCCCTCATGGACAACAACACAACACCGGAGATACAAGAAATAGTATCCCGCCCCAATGATCTCAAGCTGGTAAAAGTAGAGATAGACTCCTACGCCGGTATTGATGCAACAGACAAAGCACTGGTGATCGTCTTCCCGGAGAACGAAAAAATAACAGAGCTCAGTGGCGACCAAGGCGTAGGTAAGACTTCGCTGATGAACGGCCTCAAAGCGCTGCTGGGAGAGCCGGAGCCAGAAAATTCAATCAACCAGACGACAAAGAACAAATCAATGTCACTGGAGTTTGAGAAGGATGGCGAACTATACAAGACACGCCTTACGAAGAGTGCATTCACGCTTACCAACATCAAAGAGAAAGATGGTAAGAAGATGACCTCCACTATCAACAAGCCAAAAGAAATGCTTAGTTCATTGATAGGCCCGGTGGGAGTAAGCCCTTCCTTTGTGAAAGAAAAAAAATCAGGCGAGTCGCAACTGGAGTGGATAAAGTCCCTCGCGAAAAGTAACCCTGAATTATCCGCGCAGGAAAATGCGATCAAAGCTGCACACGCGCTGGACTATGCAAAACGCACTGATGTCAACCGCGATGTGAAAAACCTGAAACAGTCTATCCTCAACACAGGTTACTACTCATTCAGTGATGATGGAGAAACAGTACACACTCCCGCCGTAAATGAAGCACTGGTGAAGATAGCAGACGCGCCGGAGAACGAAGAAGTAATACAGGAAGAGTTTAAGGCCGCGCAGTTACAGTTTGCTGAAAAGAACAAAGCAATCTCCCGCCGCGAGCAGTTGGACTTTGAAATGAAGACTGCAAGAAATGAAGTGGAGCGCCTGAATAATGAGATCGCCAGGTTACAAGCACAGGTGCTATCGCAGAATAAAAAAATAGCCGATACAGATGATGCGATCATGCTGGCCGATGCGTACATCAAAGAGCGCGAGAATGCACCGCAAAGAATGGAGTCCGCGCAGCAAGCCTTCCAAAACTTCAACTCAGTAACACTACTTCGCAAAGGAGTATTTGATGCTGCAGAACTGGTGAAAACCTACAAGACAAAAGAAGAAGAGCAGAAAGCCCTCAATGCAAAACTTGATCAGTACGAAGCAGAACTTCGCGAGCTGGCCCAGCAGTTTACACCGGACATTGAAGGACTGGAAATAGAACTGGGCAACTCCATTGATAACAAGCGCCAGATGGGTGTGTACTACAAAGGAACCAACATAGCCTTCCTTTCAGAAAGTGAACTGTGGGACCTTTGCTTACAGGTGTGGAAGGTGTCCGGCATATTAGTAGTGTTCATTGAAAACTCTACCTCTCTGGGCAGTGATGCCATGGAAAGGATAAACTGGTTTGCAAAGAATGGAGGGACAGTGTTTCTCTCTACAGTACAACGTGGGTATAAAGAATTGAAGGTCACTTTCCTAAAAGAAAAACAGTAGTATGAGTGCGTTATCTATAGTGGGCAGCAGTAGGTTAAATGGAGATAGGCAGAAGGAAGATTTTTATCCTACGCCTGGCTATGTCGTAGACGAATTGCTAAAGCGCGAAACTTTTACTGGACTTACACGCGAACCAGCTTGTGGAGATGGTGCCATATCAAAAGTATTGCTTAGTCATGGCATGGAGGTAATTTCTACAGATATTGTAGATAGGGGATTTTCAGGTACTGGCATTATTGATTTCCTTTCTGAAAATACTTTGTTTGAAAAAGCTAATGGTATGGTTTGCAATAACATTATTACAAACCCTCCATATTCTCTTGCTTTAGAATTTGTGCTGAAATCAAAAAAGGTAGCGCAAAAAAAGATAGCCATGTTTCTGAAAACGGTTTTTCTTGAAAGCGAAGGTCGCCGGGAAATGTTTGCAGATACTAAGTTCCCATTGAAAACTATATACCAATTCAGCAAACGCGTTTCTTTATACAAAGATGGAGTGAAAATGAAAAACAGCGGCATGATTGCTTACGCATGGTTTGTGTGGGACAAAGAACACAAAGGCGAACCAACAATTAAATGGATACCATAAAACAACAACTATGCACACACTCTGCGCAATACTCTTCTGGTTACTCGGCTCCTTTGTGGCCGTTCGGTTTATCTCCGTTGTCTATTTCATTGCCTTGTTTAAGGTAGTGGATGTAACATGGGCTGGGATACTGCATACGGTAATGCACGATTTGAAAATGCCCTTTGCGAAAAAAGAGGCCCGCGCGATTGTGTTGCTGTCACTGGGGCTATCCTGGCTGGGATTTCTGTTGGCTGTTATTGTATTGATCATCTTCAAAATGCTATCATGGCTAAACAGAAAAGGGCAACCGACATAGACACACGTACACTGCGCTACTCCCCGCCGGATAAGACTTTGAAAGAAGGTGGCGCAGTGTACAATGTAACCAAAGACTTCCAACTACCACTATCAGGTAAGTATGGAGCGATGACAACAGGCTTCTCCTTCCGCGAGAGAAATGATGGGCTGTTTCATCTGTACAAAGGAGATGAGCAATCGTTTCTTGCAATAGGTATATCAATGATAGAAAAACACAAAAATTCATTAACACTCAACAAATGACAACAACATGGCTATAAAAATGACAAAGGGCGACACACTATCGCTCACAGTAACAAACATAGAATACAATCACCATTCCTACAACGGGAAGTCCGGTACGAAGTATGTACACCTTATTCACCTGAAAGATAAAAACGGTAATGAGGATGCAAAAGAATACATCACAGAAACCCCGGAGATGCCACAGGATGTATTTTATGTCGGTATCCCTCAACTGATCAGGTGCAAGTACAACAACGCCAAAAGCGATGAAATAATCCCATGGGACGAAGAGGTGCAGAAGATGCAAACAGCGCGCGACATTGCCGCCGGCAAGCCACAAGCGCCGGGCATTAACCAGGATAGGCCGCACACTTCCGGGGTAAAAATATCGGGAGAGTCTATTACCTTCTGCTTTGCCTATGCAAAGGATCTGAAAGTAGCAGAAATATCCCGGCAACCGGAAGGCTATCGCATAACAGATGAAGACATAGAGTGGATCATAAAGACAGCAAATAAGCTGGATGGTGCAATCATCGAAAAAATAACCTTCTAAAAATATATAAATGATTGGTGGAATTTTATTATTACTAACGCTTTTTGGAATTTTATTGTTAATAATATGGTTTCCGGATTCTGGTATAGCCAGAACAGGGTATAATCTATTTAAAGAAAAAGAAATTCCCGACATCGTCTACGATATAGACAATGAGAGTAAGGTAGTTAGAACGCAGGAAGGGTTTAGTGATTTATTTCCGAAATGTACATTGTATAGAAAGATAAATGGCAAATGGTACAAACGCGCATGGACTTACGATTATTTACACCACAGCAAGGAATCTATTATTTTATATCTCCTATGGGATGAAAAAAATATATTCATTCCGAAAACATAAGCAAAGCCCAATAGCAGCAAGCATTTGAACGGTGCCATCGCCACTAAAGTTTAATAGCAGCAAAAATTTTGGACAACAAAAATAACACATGGCCGCAAACAGAAAATATTTACTCCACTTTCCTGAACTATCCGAATATCTATACCGGTACTTCATGGTACTCCCTATGTCTGAAAAGATGGAGCTATCCTACGAAGAGCAAAAGCTGATAAAGGACGATAAGAGCATCCACCACTTCGTACTTAACGAACCGATGGAGAAGCTACTATTCCTGTACGCAAAGACCGGTGGAGAGTTTACCCTTAACCTGGGCGCTCCGGCAGCAATAGAAGAGGCGATAGAGTCCACGCGCTACCAGTATGACCATGACCAGAAAAGGCTGGACAGCATAGGCGTAATAACCCGCAGCAACGTATGCTCTGTAAGCTCGCGTGATGTGATGGCCACAGCTATCATGTGCGCCCAAAACTGCACCACCGATGTGTACAAGATAAGCCTGTACACCGCCAAGATAGTATCAGAAAAGGAACGCCTGTACAAAAAGCCATACGATGCAGTGATGGACGAAGCGCACGAAGGAGTAGCCATTGTCAACAAACTACTGCTGGAGCAACTAAACGCGCTGCCATGGGCCCAGGAAGTGCTGGGAATAGACGATACTGACATCAGAATACTGGCAGCCCTATACAACAAAAAGAACGGCGCTATGGACCTGACACAACTATCAGAAATGGCCCGGTCGGAAACTAAAAGGAAGTACGTAGGCCGCTGGGTGGAGCAACTGGAGAAAAAGGGCTACGTGACCACCGACAGGCCCAAAGAGAAAAAAGTATTTGGCCGGAAGATAAGCTACATGATCAGCACAAAAGGCGTAGGTGTGTTGCTTCGGTATTTGTATTACGTATGGGAAGTTGCTTTTCACGAGAAATGCTAAAAATAGCAATCATGGATTACAGAACAGAAGATGGGGAATTATTCCAGCAGATGAAGGAGCGAGGCTTCACAAAAAGGAGCGAGAGGAAGATAATTCTACTACTGATTACACCCTGGTAGTAAAATATCCGAAATTTCGATACATTTGTCCTTGTTATGCCAACTCCAATACCCGGCGGAGAGATAACCGCCTTTGAGAATGTAGTAAATTCAGCTCCTTACCCTGGCGGCCCTTTCGGTGTGTATGTGCTACAATCATACTTTACAAACTTTGAAGACATACCACGAGCAATAGGAGATCAACTGGATCTGTTTGGCCCTAACAATACCTACTTAGTAGAGGCGATGAACTCTTTTAATCCCAGCTACTCTACATTAGCTTCGGTAGGCATACTGTTTAAAAATCCGGGCACGAATGCCACCAACCCGGTATTGATCATCAACTCTAACTATACCGGCACTATAACGATAAACAGCGCTATTGCAGGGCTTACCATACTCGGCAACAGCGCCATTTCAAAGATAGTAGTGGCTGCAGGTATTTCGTTGCCAAACTTATACATAGGCCCCGGCGCGAGTGTTGATGTGCTTGATAGTAGCGCTACGGGAGCCTTCGTGAACAACATATACCTGGCATACGCAAAGAACACCGCATCATCACTTAATTCAGTAATGGTAGGTAGCGGCATAGGTAATGTACGGGTAGATGATGGCAGTTACTATGGAGGTGTAAGCCCTAATGATCCTGACCTGACCTGCGCGGCGGCAGTAACAGGACTTGCGGCGGGTGACATCACACATAACTCAGTAGTGCTGGCATGGACACCATACGTGAATGGAGGTTACATCTTTACCAATGTTCTGTACAAGAAAAATGAAAGTGCTGTGTGGCTTCCGGTAGATGATACTGTGGGTGACTACGTATACACTGCGGGAGTATTTACGGGCTTCGTTTTTCGTAACCTGGATGCAGATACCTACTACAACTTCAAAGTGACCGTAACGTGCAACAACGGGGGCGTAGCGAACACTTATATCAACGCACAGACCGTGTGCTGTGGTTCAAATAACAACCTTGTGCCGGCAACAAACTGTAAGATCGTAGTGCTGATAAAGACATCGCCAAACCCGGCCAACACGATAACGCTGTGCAATGGTGTGGTGATACCGGCAGAATACCCTGTAGGTACTACACTGACCATACCGTACCTGGCGAATAAAAACATCACGGCTGACCTGGTAATTGACAATGCCATCTATCAGCTATTCCCGTATAATTCAGTAACAGGAACATGGGATGCTTCAACAACGCCTGTGCTGGAATTTATAAATGGTAACGTAGTAACTATTAGAGCACAACTTCCTATATAAAAATTATAAAAATGGAAAATCCAAAACTCGCAGCAGCTCTTGATGTTGTTGTAGACAATATTAAAAGCGACCAATTTTATTATGATTTGTGGAATAAAGGCATTTCTTTTATTTTTAGCGAAGAATTGAGAAATTCAATGCCAGACCATAATCACGATTTTATTGCTGGAATTAGTACGCGAGATACTTCCGTAACGTACAACTACCCTGGCGTATCACAAGACAGTGCGCAATCAGCATGTTCAACCCTTAATGCTGCTTATCAGGCTTCTCTCGGGGCGGGATCAGCAGATTGCAGATTGGACTACTAAATGGCCGGTGGCACGAAATTAAGGGCAGTAACATAAACTACACGCTATGTCACTTTTAACCGTAATACTCGTAATTGTCCTTGTCGGTGTCCTACTTTGGGCGATTAACCGCTTTATTCCCATGGATGCAACCATAAAGAATATTCTGTATTTTGTAGTCGTTCTTGCGCTGATCCTGTGGCTTCTGCAGTCTTTCGGATTGCTGGGTGCGCTGTCTTCTGCGAGAATAAGATAAACTGCCTATGACCTACGCGCAAGCACAGGAATATGTTTTGTGGCACAAGAACTTCGGTGTTGTGGCGCGCCTCATTGATATGGAGCCGATGGACTTCAAGCAACGCATATGGCGTGGCCGGGCACATTTTAGTGAACTGGAGAAAGCTGCTATTGCTTATGCTGTTACATGGTTTGTGAAACCGTTTAAGGTTTATGAGTGACTATTTTACTCCGCAAAATCCATTGCACTCCATGAGTGGTTCTGCCATGCGTCCTTTCATCATGGATATGTCTTTCATGTGCGGGTATTTTGGGTGCGGCAGCAGGAATACTAAACCTCCACCTTTTGACTGATCTTTACATATAGTGACCGGCTCGCCTTTCATGTCGGTGTACTTGTGTTCCCGCATGGCCATGGCGTAAAACCTATCCGGAAAGTCCATTCTGAACTTTTGCCAATAACCTATGCCTCCTTTAACGCAGCCTGTTTTTAGGCAGTTGTTATTGCTGTAGCCCATTTTGTAGGATACAGGTGGCTCTATGCCGTGCTTTTGTAGGATTTTGATTGCTTCACCCTTCCTGAGTAATTCATTGATCACTGGGAATATGGGTTTGGTGCTCGGGTAGTTCTTCTTCATTTGCTTTGCCCGGTCAATTTCCTCTGCATCAAATCCAAAGCCTTGATGAGAGAAATTATTACGCACCTGAAAGTCTTCGCGCACTATACGTTTTAATTCGGTAGAACAAATGGCTCCTGTTGCTACATTTAGGCTCAGATAATGCTCCCAAACATCTTCAATGCTATCCCATTTGTTGCTGGAGATCGTTTCTATGGTTACGCCCCACCATTTTTCACAGTCGGCCTTGAATCTGTAGGTATCATCATCTTCATTCTTTGTGTCTATGAATACTACTCTCACGCATTCCTTGCCAAACCATTTAAGGCACAGCCAGCAGGTTATTGCCGAATCGGCGCCGCCTGACCACCAGGCTATTACAGGATTATCTTTACTGATGTTTTCAAACATAGATAATGATATAAAAAAACAACCCCTTGTAGAGCTTCGGCCTGGCAGCCTCCACTCCGCAAGGGGTAAAATATCGTTTATTAAGTCGTGGCAGCGACTGTTTGCATGCCAAAAGTAGTATATTTTTCTTGAAAAATAATTTGAAGTGCAAAAATATTCTATCTTTACGCACAATAATACCCAGCACACCTTATGGCGGCGTTTAAATTCCGTAATGACCTTAGTAAAGGAATAAACTTAGACCTTGACGAAAGCAGGCTTCCGCCGGATACTGCTGTGTTCCTGAAAAACATCACGCGGAATGTAAACACCAATGCTGCGGCAGCGGCGCTTGCTGGCTCTAACCAGGACGTATCCACACCAGTAGAAGGTTGCCAGGCGCTAACCATTAGCGGGATGCCCAGCGGGACCAATTACTGCATAGGGTACTATTCTTCGGAAAGCACTAATGAACTTTACTTCTTCGTCTACAACAGCGCTACCAACCACACTATATGGGTTATTAGCGGCGACACAGGCGTTATCCAAAAGGTATATCAGGGTGCGCTCCTTCAATTTCAGCTTAACCCAAAATATTTCATAGCACAGGGCCGCAGCACACTAGAGCTTCGCAGCCGGGTAGACCCTACAACAGGACTGCAAAGCAATTTCAAGTTTCTTATATTCACATTCAACTATACAAACCAGTTTTTAATTGAAGTCAATTCATCAATCGCGACCAGTTCTTACTCTACATCGTTCTTTACTTCGAGTGCAGCATTTTATAACCCCCTGGAGCTTGTGCATCTTGGAGTGCCTACTCCGTTAGTAGCAATGGGTATAGACACACCCAACGCTTATACACCAACAACAGCAGATGCCCAGTTGCAGAACATGATCTCGCGCAATGGCTGGCAGTTCCGTATAAAGACAGTGGACTTCTATGGCCGCGAGTCGGAGCATGGCATTATCAGCGACACAGCAATAGTACTGATCGGTGGTGGCTGCATATCCCTGAGCAATGGACTTCCCCGGTGTTTCAACCTCAACTTTGATGCCGGTAACCCAATGGTGGACGTTATCCAGATAGAGTACAGGAAGTGGACCGGTGATGGCAGCGAGTCGGCGATACAAACAGACTGGCTTCTCTATGAGGCTATAAACAAATACGATAACAGCACAGGAGAGTGGTACACAAGGTCTATCAACCCATTGTTTACCACAGCAGGTAGCGGTATGACCTTCAATGCCGGTACCAACATGATCACCTATGCCTTCTGTGCGGATAAGAACAGCATACCGATAGATAGCGCTGAAACAAGCCGTACAGAGCCTGAATTGCCCCGTATATCCTCCAGTGTATTCTCCATTCAGGAAAGGATTGGCCTGGCTAATAACATACGGGACTTTGAGCCTATAGCACAGAGTACGATAGATAAAGTAACATTTGGAGTACAGCCCCCGGCAACAAGCACATGCGCTTCTCCTCCCACAAGGACTATTACTTTCTATGCGAATATTTATTCCCCGTACAACGACCAATCGCAAATGATAAGAACATCATTTGGGCAGGTTGTGTTTGGTGGTTCTGATAATGGCGGTGGATGTCCGGGCGGATCATCTAAAACAAGTAGTTTTAATGTAGGACAAGTATTTGGAGATCAAACCGCAGGGAATAGTGGGTTTATTGGCTATCTTGCTGGTACACCATACAAGTGCATATCTCAGCAGGGTAATTTTGATCTCGGTACCAATACATGGACCTATCAAGGATATGGAAGTGGAATTGCTTTCCCTGGGCAGATCATGCAAAGATTTGTAATTACCGATGTACCAGCTGGGAAGTATGTAATAAGAATAGCAAGCCATCATGCAACTGTTAACGACGCTGACTATCAAAACACCTCCACGCAGGTAGCCGGAGTTGTCCCTATATTTGATCTTGCTATTGCAGGGAATAGGCGGATTAACATGGCGCAGTACCCATATAAAGAAATTGAAGTAGACTGCACAAGCCTTGATGTGAATTTACATAACTCCGGCGACCCAATGTTTCTTATTTTGGATATGGGTGACGGGAATTATAGCGGCGGCGTTGATGGTTATCTCTATGAAACTCCCGGAGGTGCTCCAGTTGAAATGAATCCCATAGCATTTCATGGATATGCTTTTGGGAGCTATTTCACAGATCACAATGGGTATTATTTTGTTTCATCAGCGAAACAAGGGGGTATGCCGGCAATTTCTATACTTACTGATTTTTGCGATGGCAATGGTGTTGTGTTAACGCAACGCATTATCCCCTCTCAATCAGGGATAATACACGGAGATGGGAGTAATACCCCTTCCGGTGCATGTGCGAATAACTTTGGCGCTTGGAAAAATCAGCTATATTTAGCGGGGGGAACTACGGGTCAAATTGGGCCATACACTTCTTATCCTGCTGCGGCTCGGAGAATAATTAAACAATATTTTGGTACATGCGCAAATCATAGCATAGGCGTTCCGGGAATACCAACGGTAATGACTAAATCGCCATGCGCAGTAAGCGACAATTCGGGATATTCAACTATAATTGCACACAATAGATATAATTATTCTACGCTTCCTGTGTCTGGATTATTTCCTCTTAATTACGCACTCGTCCCTGATTTTTCAACATCTCCAAATAATCAGGATAAGCTGGTTTTTTCTCAAAAAGGAGGATGTCAATGGGTAGTTTGTGGTAGTTGCGTGACCTCAATGGCGGATGTGACAGTGACATATTTGGCTTGCGGAGCATCTTCTTCTGGGTGTACAGGGACTCCTGCGCCGAGAACTCTTTGCTTGTCGGCAATATACCTTAATGTTGCTGGGATAAATTTATACGGTGTACAGAGCGGTGGTAAATATCCTGTAGCTTTTTGGCTACATGATGTGATTGGAAGACATACAGCCCCGCAGGTTCGGCAAGGCGATACGGCATTTGTAAACATACCAAACTTGAATGATGTAGGTCAGCAGATGTTTGGCCTATCCAGTATTAATTTCACTATAGATTCATCATTCTCCGTAGATCCGATGTTCACTAAAATGACATTTTTGGTGGGAGGGAATGTATTGTTCACTGATTATTTTAGTTGGGCCGCAGATTGGGTACAGCCGGTGGACATTACAGGTAATACGAATAGCGTAAACCCGGTAGCTATCCGCATCTATTATGGCAGTCTGAATGAATACAAAAAGGCAAATAATTTCAGCGTAAATTGTGACTGGCAGTTCATATCAGATCAGGGATTAAACACCGAAGGCGCGCCGATAGAGGGTGATGTTGCACAATTTATTATGAATGGATTCGGTACAACCACAGTAGGCGGTACTGCATGGCTACCTTCTGTTATTTCAGCGCCGGTGACATATGATAGTAGCGGTGCATTTTTTACAATACAATATTTACCGGAATTAGCGAGCCTTACTAATGAATGTTTGTTTCGCATCATACGGCCTTCACAAGATATGAGTGCGGAGTTTGTTTCTTTATTTGAGCAGTGCCTTACTATTGATCTTGTAGCTGGTGTGCCGCAAGTATTGTCTGGCATATTACCTTACGAGGATAGTTATTTACTTTCCCGACTATTGCCGGTGCCAAGGTTAAAAGGGCAGGCGGGGCCAATATCTCCAAGCACCTACTCCGCAACACCTGTTCCAGCGCTTCAATACACCAGTACCAATTTAGATACGGCACTTGTGGCGAGTGGTATTGCTACAAACAATGTGGACAACAATAATGGCGTAGTGATATTCGATACAGTAGATGATAGCGTATCGGTAGCCTTTTACTTTGAAAGCCCATCCCCATCAGACTTTTACGGTAGTCACCTCGCGAGCCGTGGCCGTGTAGGAGTAGCCAATCCTTACGAAAGACAACTACGTATAGGTACAGAGATAGCGCTATCGGACACATCCGATGACCGCAGCACACTAAACGGGCTCTCTTATTTTGAGAGCCAGAACGCGCAGACCTTCGACAGGAACACATGGGGAGATATAACAGTAGTGCTCAATGAAACGAGCATGATCATGGCTATATGCACAGCAGACCATTTCGTGGCCCGGTACAACACCACACAACTTCGCGTGGATGGCAACGGCAACGTGCTGGCGCAAAACCCCAATGGTATCTTCACTCAGCCTGAAAGAAAGAACGGGCAGAACTTCGGCTGCATACAATCCAACATCAATACTGTAGTAAAATACGGAGGAACGGTAGTATGGCTGGATGCAAAAGGACATCTTGTATTCTCTAACTTTAGCGATACACTTCCCGTGGAACAACAGGGCTACATGGGCTACCTGCTGAACAAGATAGCAAAAGTAAACCTGCTGAACATGAATCCCGGTACTAACGGATTATCCTACTTTCACGGCAGCATAGATCCTAAGACCTTGGAGTACATGCTTACCATGTTCAACATACCAGCATCAGGTAGTCCTGCGTATCTCAATGCCAATAGCGTACCCACACTTACCAGCAACGAAACACTGGTATTTGATGTAAGCACAGGGGGCATACTAAAATGCTTCCCGTCCTTCACGCCGGAGATGTACGCGCCATTCCCTGGCTACTACCTCCAGCGCAACTTCCTGTCATTCAAAAACGGTGTACCGTATATCCATCATAATACCTTCGCAAACACAGTAGCGCCCCCATCTTATGCTAACTTCTACGGTACACAGTGCGAATGTAGAATAACAGTTGTAGGTAATCCCGGCCCGGATAAGGTGAAGCGCTACTTCTATATTGAACTATATAGTAGACAGGCATTGTTCACAGGTATAGCAGGTACGCCAATACAGCCGGTATTCTACGCAGATGTAATCACCACAGAAAAGAACCAGTTAAGCCGGATAAAACCGCTGCGCTGGGTGCAGAAAGATGGTATATGGTGTTCCGAGTTTGTGAATGACCTAAATACGCCTCCCGACATTAACCTTGTTCCGCAGACGGGTGCAAACAAGCTACTGGACGGTAATCCTTTGCAGGGAAGATGGATAAAATGCTCACTTGTAACGCAAAGTTCATACGCGGGAACATATTTTGAAGTATCTTCGCTTGTAATATATGGCAACGGTGTTGAAAAAAGCATCGGATAATCACACACAACTATGTACACTAAAGACGAACTATCTCTCTTCACAGAAGAGCAACTACGAGAAAAGTTGCAACTTGCCTCACAGGAAGTAGATGTGCTGCGCAAAGAAGTGGATGAACTTATTCCAAAGGTATTCACCTCGCATCCGGCACTCACGCCAGCACAAAATGCAGATGTAAACCTGCTAATGAATAGCAAGTTTATCTTCAATGAAGAGCATCGTGATGCGTTTATAGGAACCTATGTGGAAGGCCGAAAAAGCCGCGACAAAGAAGTAGCTGATCTTATGAGCAAACTTAAATCTGGTGGACATGTTTAAATGGCCTTGGGTTAAAACACCGAGAATAGTAATACCGGCATTGACGCGAGAAGCTGCGCCTGTTAAGGTTGAATTACCTTTTATCGCAGCAGAGGCGGTGAAGCCAGATGTAGATGCACCGCACGATGATCAAATGACTAAAATGTGGCCAATAAATCACGAATTGGATGAAATGATTAATTCGTTGAAACCTATAAAATTTATTACTGACCCAGATTTTAATATAGATGAAGTTAGGGGACAAAAACACACATTTATATTGGGCTCTCCAATACCTTTATCACAACTAACAGCCACGCAACCACAGCTAAACAAAAACAGCATAACTATGTCACAAACATTCCTACAAAGGATAGAAACAGGAGTACAGAACTTCCTGAACAACGTAGAAAAGAAACTGCCAACGGTACTCGAAGAAGGTGCCGAATTTGGCTTGAAGTACACAGCGCTATTCCAGTCATGGATAGACAGCGGCGCAGTAACAGACATCACTACCCTGGTGCCAGCCACAGAGCCATTAAAGGTAGAGATAGACGCTATTCTTGCGCAACTGAAAACAGCCTTCACGGCAATAGACAGCGCCTTCGCAAAAGGTACGTTGTTCATTGCAGCAGGTAAGATCGGCCAGCTACAAACAGGCGTTGATGTGCCATTGAGCCACGTATTGCTTGCCGTACAGGCGAAGTACGACACAAAGACTGCGTAATGGCCGGTGCCGCATAAGAAAGTAGCCATGCGCACGGATCGAAGACAGCCTTTAAAGGTAGGCTCTAAACCGTAATGTTAGCACAGTAGCAGTCTGGGGGTAATCTAAAACTGCAAAAAAATCAAAAATGGATAACACACTTACTTTCTCCCAGAACTGCGCCAATCTGGTAATGGATTCAGAAGGCTTTGTGCCTCACCCATATGTTGACCCGGCATCAGGTGGCGAGCCGATAACTATAGCATTTGGCAGCACTCATTATTGTGATGGTACCAAAGTAACCATGTCGGACAGCCTGGTATCGCAAGAAGATGGCGAGGCTATGTTGCTATGCACACTGAATACCCATGTTTTGCCTTCTATCCAACAGGTAGTAACATCGGACATCAATCAAAACCAACTGGATGCGCTGGGAGATTTTGTGTATAACCTGGGCATCGGTAATTTCAAAAGCAGCACACTTTTGAAAAAGGTTAACACTGATTCATCAGACGCAACTATTGCAGATGAATTTGCGAAGTGGAACAAAGCTGGCGGAAAGGTAATGAATGGCCTTACCATCAGGCGGCAAAAAGAGTCTGATTTGTACTTTTCGTAAGTTTATATATCTTTACAAAAATATACCCCCACTACAATGCGTTTTTTGAGAAGGCTTTTTCTGTTCATTTTTGCCTTGATTCTGATAGGCATTTGCTCCCGGTCTTTCGGACAGCAGGTATTTCCAATAGGTAATCCAACAGCCATAAACAGGGCACTCGGAGAGTATGCTGCGGATAGCGCACTGAAAGCGCCAAAGGTAAAAAAAGTGTTTCCTAACTTTGATAGTACGGGGAATATTGCTGTAGTAGGAGGTATTTTGTATTACCATGACGGCAACCACTGGGCGGCAGTAGATACAGGTGCAGGAACTGGTGTAACTTTAGTGCAACTTAATGACAGCCTCGCGAACTACCTGAAATTGAAGGATAGCACTACTAAGTGGGTCACGATAACACAACTCAATGACAGTTTTGGCACACACCATAGCGCCGACAGCACGGTGTTCTCCACTATTTACCGCAACGACACAGGAAACAAGGCAATACGCGCCATTGTCATTGATCTCATTCAAAGCTACGGTATAGCCATTACAGGAGCGGCAGGGCAGACTGTAGGCTCTTCCCCTGGCTGGGTAATATCAACAGATACTACGAAGATACCTCCCTTTACTGATACGTTGCCCGGCAACAGGAAGCTGGTTACGCCTACTTATCTTGCGGCACAGGGATATGGCACCGGTACGGTAACATCAGTAACAGCCAACCCATTATCTCCTCTGTTTACGACATCAGTAGCTACGGCAACAACTACTCCGGCAATATCCTTCACGCTTAATACTCAATCTGCAAACCTTGTATTTGCTGGGCCATCTTCCGGTGGTGCTGCGGCCCCGACATTTCGATCATTGGTGTCACCTGATATTCCTTCACTCACTGGTGGGCAAGTAGGCATATCGGGTTTATCTGCGACAGGCACTCCTTCGTCTACTACATTTCTTCGTGGGGATAATACATGGTCTGCTGCCGGTACAGGCACGGTGACCTCTGTGGGCTTATCCACGCCATCCATATTTTCAGTTACGCCCACTCCGATAACTACGGCTGGTACATTTTCTGTTACGGCGGTACCTGAAACGGCTAATACCTTTTGGGGTGCGCCAAATGGCAGTACTGGTCAGCCAACATTTCGCACATTGGTATCTGCCGATCTTCCCGGAGGTACGGGTACGGTAACATCAATAGCCACAACAAGCCCTTTGACCGGCGGGACAATTACTACTACAGGAACTTTGGGAATCACCCAGGCCAGCACAATAAACAGTGGGTATCTTTCTTCTGTAGACTGGAATACTTTCAATGGGAAACTTTCATCGGCAGTTACCAGCGTGGGGTTGTCTACTCCTTCTATATTCTCTGTTTCGCCAACATCTATTACTTCAACTGGTGTGTTTACGGTTACTGCTGTGTCGGAAACGGCGAACACCGTATGGGCGGCTCCTAATGGTAGTTCAGGCCAGCCAACATTCAGGGCATTAGTTGCGGCGGATCTTCCGGCAGGAACCGGTACTGTTACATCAGTATCAAATAGTGATGGAACCTTAACCGTTACCCCTACAACAGGTGCTGTAGTTGCTTCAATAAACCTTACCAATGCTAATACATGGGGAGGTTTACAAACATTTCATGGTATAAAGTTAACTGACGGAAGTAATATAGATTGTGGCTCTACAACAGGCACTATTATAGCTACCGACCCTACACATAAACTTGGGTTTTATAACACCACTCCGGTGGTGCAGCAAACGGGGGATATTAGAACGGGATTAAGTAATCTTGGTTTAATAACATTGGGTACTTTGAGTGCATCCAGCATTACAGGCACGTTAGGCACAGGTAACGGCGGTACAGGAGCGACTACGCAAACGAGTGTAAATACTATTTCTATAACTTACGGGGCAAATAATACAATTACAGCAGCCCCATCAGGCTCCGCAGGTGGCGACCTCACAGGAACATACCCAAATCCTACACTTGCAGCGGCGGGAACGGCGGGAACTTACGGGAGTGCCACACAAACACCTGTTTTTACTACAGATAGTAAAGGAAGGGTAACAGCGGTAACTAATACGACCATTACGCCTGCTTATGCGAATGTGACGGGAACGCCTGTTATTTCACTTACGGTAAATGGCGTTACGGGCAATAACAATACAGCAATAACGGTGAACCCTATACCTACAGGAGTATCAGCGGGGACTTGTACTTATTGCACTATTACACACAATATATATGGCGAGGCTACGGCTTATAGTAACGGCACAAACCCTGTTACCTCCATAGTGGCAGGCACGAATGTAACCACATCAGGCACTACGGTAGTAACCGTAAATGTACCATCTATACCTTATTCAAGTGTAACAGGTACTCCTGTAATAAGTGCAACTGTTAATGGTGTGACTGTGAATAACAATACAGCAGTAACAGTAAATGCTACACCGTCTGGCAATGCAGGCGGCAGCTTAACTGGAACGTACCCTAATCCAACTATTGCGGCAAGCGGGGTGACAGCTGCGGCTTATGGAGGAGCAAATTCAATACCAATAGTTACAGTAGGAACAGACGGAAGAGTAACTTCAGTAACTACTGTAAACCCATATTCTACAGGAGGAACTGTAACAAGTGTAGGTTTGACAACTCCTTCTATATTTTCTGTGACGCCTACTCCTATAACCACTTCTGGGACGTTTAGTGTAACCGCTGTGCCTGAATCAGCAAACACTTTTTGGGCTGCGCCAAACGGCAGCAGTGGTCAGCCAACATTTAGAACAATAGGAACAGCAGATGTACCAACGCTGAATCAGTCAACAACTGGATCAGCTGGAAGTCTTTCTCCTGGTGCAAATATAAATGGGGTGTCTTTTACAGGCTCATCAAATATAACAGTTACAGCCGCAGCAAATACGCTAACAACAGCAACATTAAACCCTACAGTTGTTACATCTTCGTTAACTTCAGTAGGAACAATAACAAGCGGTATTTGGAATGGTACAACAATTGCTCAATCAAGCGGAGGAACAGGGGCGACAACTCAAACTTCTGTTAATACAACTCCAATAACATATGGGGCGAATAATACAATAACAGCTGTGCCTTCTGGTAATGCTGGTGGAGACTTGACTGGGACATACCCTAATCCCACATTAGCAGCAACAGGAACATCTGGAACATATGGAGGGAGCAACGCTATACCAATCGTTACGACGGATTCAAAGGGAAGAATAACTTCAATCACAACAGTCAACCCAGTTTCTGCGCCAGTTTCTTCAGTTTCAAATTCAGATGGAACATTGACTATATCACCCACAACAGGATCAGTAGTTGGATCGTTGAATTTAGCTAACGCAGACACATGGACAGCATTACAGACTTTCAACAAAGGCATTGTTTTTCCTTCTTTAAATGTAACACCAGCAACTCCAACAACAGGAAATACCGTATTTACAAATAGTGTAAATGTTTTGACCTCGTTAAACAACAACGGCTTTCAAACAGGATTAGACTTTACGGGCAATACAGCCAATAGAATATATACAGGAGCAAATCATAATTTCACATTTGATAATTTAAGCACAAGCACAACTACAACAAATGGCTATTTTAAAGGTTCTGGCGGTTTAGGAACATTTGTAACTTCAATACCAAATGGCGATTTAGCAAACAGTTCAATAACAATAAACGGAACATCAACTTCTTTGGGCGGAAGCGTTTTGACAGGAACGGTCAATGCGGTTTCAATCGCATCAGCAAACGGCTTTGGAGGCACTTCTTCAGGTGGTGCAACACCTGCTTTAACGATAACAACTTCTATTAATGGATTGATGGAAGGAAATGGAACAGCAGCAGTCATAGCAACAAGCACAAACGTTTTGTCTGCTTTAGGAACACAACCGAATCATACATTCTTAGGCAACAATACAGGTTCAGCAGCTTCAGTGGGATTTTACCAGCCAGCTTATACAGACATATCTGGAACACCAACAATTCAAACAACAATAAATGGGACAATTGTAGCAAATGCAACACCCGTTACAGTTAACCCAATACCAGCAGGAACAGCAGGAACGTATGGCTCTGCCACACAAACCCCTGTATTCACCACTAATAGTTACGGGGAAGTTACTGGCGTTACTAATACTACGATCACCCCTGCTTACGCCAACGTGACAGGAACGCCGGTTATTCAGACTACCATCAATGGTACCGTAGTCGCTAATGGTGTACCTGTTACGGTGAATCCTGTACCCACTGCTGTTACTCCTGGAACTTATACGAATACAAACCTTACAGTAAATGCGGCGGGCCAGATCACAGCAGCAAGTAACGGAGCCGCAGGCGGGGTTACATCAGTGATCGCCGGTACGAACGTGAGCGTGACCGGAACGAGCACGCCGACCGTAAGTGTTACCAACTATCCTTATAGCGGGTTGTCTGGCGCTCCGGTGATCCAGGTTACTATTAATGGCACTACGGTAGCTAATGGCACCGTAGTAACAGTTAACCCCAATCCCACAGCCGTAACTGCAGGCAGTTATACATATTCCAACATAACTGTTGGTGCAGACGGCAGGCTTACGGCTGCAAGTAATGGTACAGCTCCAACGACTTATACAGCAGGTACAGGATTGAGCGGCACAACATCCTTCAGCATCACGCCTGTGACAACTTCTGGTACTTACACAAACGCTACAGTAACAGTAAACGCGCTGGGACAAATTATCGGGGCGGCCAGCGGGTCAGCTCCGATAACTTATACAGGCGGCCAGAATATCTCTATTACTTCCGGCACCGTAAACCTATCAGGCACAATACCTGTTTCTAACGGTGGGACCGGGGTGACCACCACAACGAGTGTTAACGGTACTCCAATATCCTACGGAGTTGGGAATACGCTGCCTATTGGAGTTACTTCTATTGTGGCCGGGACGAATGTAACGACCACAGGTACAACAACTGTAACTGTAAATGTACCGTCTATACCATATGGCAGCGTAACCGGTACACCTGTAATATCTGCTACCGTGAATGGTGTTACTGTAAATAACAATACGGGTGTAACCATTACAGCGGCTCCTACAGGCTCCGCAGGTGGTGATCTTGCAGGCACATATCCTAACCCAACTGTAGCTACTGCCGCTATTACAGGAACTAAGATAGCGAGTGCGACCGTCACCAATGGTAACCTTGTGAACAATACTGTATCAGTCAACGGAACGCCCGTTGCCTTAGGCGCGGGGATTACTATAACTGCAGCGCCGAGTGGGAGTGCGGGAGGCGACCTCACAGGAACATATCCTAACCCTACATTAGCAGCAACAGCGGTAACAGCGGCAAGCTACGGCAGCAGTACGGCTATTCCGTCATTCACGGTAGATGCTAAGGGTAGATTGACAGCAGCCAGTACTAATGCGGTCATTGCACCTGCGGGTACTTTATCGGGTACTACACTTAACAGCGGCGTGGTGTCAAGTTCTTTGACAAGTGTAGGAACTATAACAGCGGGTACGTGGAATGGAACGGCTATTGCTAATGCTTATCTCGCCAATAGCACCGTAAGTGTAAACGGCACACCTGTAGCACTCGGAGCGGGAATAACAGTTACAGCGGCTCCGAGCGGCGCAGCAGGCGGCGACCTTACCGGTACATACCCTAACCCGACCATCGGCGCAGGTAAAGTAACCAATACCGACCTTGCAGGTAGCATAGCTGCCAGCAAATTGATAGGTACAGACATTGCAACTGTAGGTACAATAACCACAGGTACATGGAACGGAACGGCTATTGCTAATGCGAACCTTGCTAATAGTAGCTTGACGGTTAACGGCAGCAGCGTTTCTTTGGGTGGGAGCGTAACGGTGAGCGCAGCCCCGAATGGTAGTGCGGGTGGTAGCCTTACAGGTACTTATCCTAACCCGACCATAGCGAGTAGCGTTTCTTTGCCCGGCAGCCCGACCACTACAACGCAGGCTATAGACGACAACAGCACCAATATTGCCACGACTGCTTATGTGCAACTTTACATACCCGCAGATACAAGCATATCGGCATCCTACACACTTACATCAAGGGACAGATACAGGACATTGCACAGCACCGCATCGAGCGGAATTACTTTGACTATACCAACCTCATTAGGTACGAAATTCACATGCACAGTTATTGAAGAGGCGGCGGGTAATGTAACCTTTTCAGCAAGTTCTACAACACTAACATTTATACCCACATCAACGACTAAGACAAAGCAAAGCGGCTCTATTGCCACGGTGCGGAGTTGGGCTACAGCAAACAGTTTCACAGTTCAAGGGGATTTACAATAATGAAAAGGTTATTATTTATACTATGCTTTATACCTGTTATGTGCAATGCGCAGTTGGGCGGATTGAGTGGTGGCGTGACATTGCCATCTGTTGTGTCTGTTGCTACCACGACCTACGACCCATCCAACAAAGGCAGTAATATCACTTTGTCATCTGGTAACCTTACTTACTCGATAAGCCCTGCTACTTCATCGTTTGTAAGGGGTACAGTGGGCTACGCAGTAGGTGGTACAGGGATACACCAAGTGGAGATAACGCAAATAACGGGAGGCGGTAATGGTGAACCATGCGGCATTGTGAATAGTGCCGTAACTAATTACAACCAAGAACCGGCAGCTGGTTTAGGAGCAGGAATGAACTATGTATATTATAATGGAGGGAATATTTATAGCAACAACAGTGCTGTTCAAACAGTAGCTTCTTATGTGGCATTGGATAAGGTTGGTTATACATTCAATGCGGTGAGTGGTGCATTACGATTTTATAAGAATGGCGTGCAGGTGGGAACACCAATAACGGTATCCAGTTCGGGTACGTGGTATCCTATGAGTGGTGGATATAGTGGTGGCACATGTTCGGGCAGTGTAGTGTTTATATATGCTTCTATGACTTATCCTATATCCGGGGCAACAAACTGGTAATTATGAAAAGAATATTATTTATAGCTTCTTTTTTGGCAAGTGCAATATGCAATGCACAGATACACTATGACAGCACATGGAATATGCAATATGTAAATGTTGTACCGTATGTATGTGATAATAAAGGACATACCGCAAACAGGATTTACGTAAACGTCATCAATGGTCAAATAACGGCGGAGTATCATGGCCCTGTTTATCTTGATAGTACAGGAAATATATCTGAGAGCGGCAGATTGTGGCAGCAGCCCTGGGGTTATTTTGAATACATGTTCGGGAAGGATTACACAGATAGAGATACAACAATGCCGCACATTTTCTTATGGCTTGCAGACCCATCGAAACTTAATTTAACGATAACCGAATAACAAAACGGGAAATGAGTACCGAAAATATACAGCAGATAGTAGATATAGCTATGAAGCCAAACGGGCAGACAGCAAACAAGCACATACTTGTCGTTGTGATCGTGTGCATGATACCTACTATCTTATTCGGCATAGATAACGGCATTGCCTATAGTGCCATAAAAAAGCCACCCATATACAGGTGGCTTTTCTCATTCAGTGTATTCCGTAATTAGCTTTCTGATACCACACATTCTGTGTTCAATAAAAGCTGCGCTATAGAGGCTGCATTCTCCAGCGCTATCCTGGTTACCTTTACCGGGTCTATAACGCCTGTTTCAAAGAAGTGTTCATACTCCCTTGTTTTGGAATTGTAGCCATAGTCGCCACCGGTCTTTTTTACTTCATCAATGATAGCGTCTATGTCTTTTACCCCTGCATTTTGTAGTATAAGGCGAGCCGGTTCGCTTATGGCTTCTTCAACGATAAGTACACCTGTTGCTTCATCTTTATTGGCTACCTCTATCAGTTGGATAGCCTGTATAGCATTCAGGTAAGCTACACCACCACCGGGCAGCACACCTTCGTCTATGGCCGCGAGTACAGCACACAGGGCATCTTCAATACGATCTCTTTTTTCTTTCACTTCCGGTTCGGTAACGCCACCTACATAGATAACGCCTATGCCGGATGTGAGTTTTGCAAGCCGGCCAGCCAGTGCCTTCTTTTCGTAGGGTTGCTTGCTTTCGGCCACCAGTCCTTCGATCATCTTTGCGCGGGCTGCAATGTCAAATTCTTTTCCGCGAGCGCCGGTGATCAGTGTAGATTCCCGGTCAATAACCACCTTATCTGCATATCCGAGATAGGATGAAGGTGCATTGACTAAATTGTGGCCCTTGTCGCGGCTGATTAGTGTGCCGTTGGTAATGATGGCAATATCTTCCATGATGTCCTTCGTGATCAGGCCGTCTTTAGGCATCTTTATCACGCATATAGGGCGCTTCATCTGGGCCACAGTAGCGTTGATGTTTTGCAGGGCTTCTCCGTCCATCTCTTCGCAGATAATAAGGATAGCCTTTTTGTCATTGAGCGAATACTTGATCAGCGGCTCTACTTCATTCCACTGGCTTATCTTGTTGTCGCACATCAGTATGTTCACGTTCTCCAGCACTACTACATCGCTGGTATCGGACTGGCGCATGTACGGGGATATGTAGCCACGATCTATCTTCACGCCTTCTACCTTTTTTACGTAGGTTTCCCCGGTGAGTGAATCTTCAATGCTCACAAGGCCATGCTCTCCTACCTGGCACACGATGTCGCTCACCAGTTTACCTATTTCGGTATTGTTATTGGCTGATATGGAAGCGATGTTGATCAACTGCTCCGGGTCGCGGCCTATTATTTTGGCAGCCTTACCCAGTTGTTCTACTACGCATTTAGTGCCCTTTTTTATACCTTCTGTGAGATCGGCTGCACTGGCACCTTCATTCAGTTCTTTGATGCCTTTATTGATTAACTGCTGCACAAGGACTATAGACGTTGTGGTGCCATCACCTGCGGCCTCTGCGGTATTGGTGGCCACCTCTTTCACAAGCTGTGCGCCCATGTTCTCCAAAGTATCCGGCAACTGGCGTATGCTGCGCGCTACGGTCACTCCGTCCTTTGTGAGATACGGCACAGGTCTGTTCGGGTTAAGGCTCTGTATCATCACGGTATTGCCGGATGGCCCCAGTGTGGACTTCACGGCATCTGCCAGGATGTTGATGCCATTGCTAAGTTTGGTTCTCGCTTCTTTGTCAAAATCTACTCTTGTACTCATAATTATGTATGGTTGGTTGATGAAAAAATGGGTTACGCAATAGTGGTTTCTGCGGGTATGGTGGCATACAGGTCGCCCCGGCGCATAAACAGGTATTCTTCACCTTCTATCTTTATAGAGGTGCCGGCCAGTTTCTTGTACAGTACGGTATCTCCTTCATTGATGTCGGTGACAAGTTCTCCTTTGGAGATAATGGTTCCCTTCTGTGGCTTTTCTTCGCCCTGTATTTTGATGAACATATCATCTGCCTGTTCCGGTATTGGTTTTACAAAAACAAGGTTGCCCAGTGGTTTTACTTGGTTCATTTCGTTTATTTTAGCTGTGATAAAATCTGAGTGAGCGATAAGGTATTTCTTACCGAAAAGGTTGATGGGGTATAGTTCTTTGTAGGACGCGAGGCATATATTCGGTAACTGCTTTGGGAACTCTATCTTGCAGCGCATCAGGTGGTTGCGGTTTAGCCCGGCACTCTCGGCAATGGCATCTGCTTTCAGGCGCTCCATCTTATTTTCAAAGTCCTGTACTTTGAGTGCAAATTCAGGGTCGCTTTTGTCTATGCGCTCCACATCGGCGCGGTAGCCTTCGTACTTAGCCTGAAACTTCTGCACCCGGTCCTTCTTTTTGTGATCAAGTGTTATGGTGAATGAGCTCAGGTCGCGGCATTTGGATAAGTCGCTGTCAAGGCCGGGAGATAGCAATTCATCATTCTGTCGGTTGCTATGCTCAAAGATGTCAAATTCAAAATTGAGGAACACGCTTTTATTGAACGGGATTATTTTCATATCCGGTATCTTCCCGTACAATTTACGGTTCTCTATTTTGCCGAATATCTCGCGGGCATTAGGGTCAAGGCAGTTGATGATGCGGTGTTCTTCTATGTAGTTATCAAAGCTACCCTCAAACCTGCGGAGTATGCGGTATGGCTGTGACTCTATGGAGTGGTGAAGGATGGCCATGTCGCCCACATTCAGCAATGGATACATCTTCTGCGCCTCACTACCAATATCCACCACCTCGCCATACTGCAGGTTGCGCAACATGTGAATATATAAAGGTGACTGCACAAAACCGCTGTCTGTAGTTTCGCGCTTGATCTTCTGTGCGGCCAGGTCTATAGATACAATGATACGATGTGGTGATACTAAGCCATTGACTGTAAATACGTCCTTCTCGTAGAGTATGTGGTACGTCTTATCTCCTTCGCGAAATGAAGGGTATATGGCCACCTTTACTTCTTTGCGAAATTCAATGATGGCGCCCGATTTGAAATAAGACCCTGCCGGGGCCTTGTATATGATTGCTTTGCGCGGAGTGCCTTCGGTATCATCAGCGATTACCAACCCATCTTTGGTTACATGGCTCTGGGTGACAATTTCTACAAACAGGCGGTTGTATGGTTCTCCATTGACGCGCCATACTTCATCTTCAAACACTACCGGATGCTCCACGCCGTATATCTCTATAGACCTGTATGATCCTGTATCTTGCTGGGTGCGCTTGTATAAGATGTTGTCCCCTTTTTTAAAAGAAGACCCTTCACAAGTGTATAAAACCACACCACGCGCGCATAGGTTGTTGATGTCGTCCGGCGCTATAAGCCCATCACCCAGGTCTTCGGCGGATGTGTTTGGCTCAACGATCAGTGTCTTGTAAATAGTCCCTGTGCTATGCACATAGGGGAGTGGCTGGTAGGTGGCGCTCATTAAAATATGGTTGTGCGAAAAAAGAAAATTACCTGTGTACAGGTATAAAAGTACGTCTTCTTATGACATTAGCAAACTTATCAGGTTATTTTTGAACTTGAATAGGAAAAATAATCTACTTTATATGGATATTGTAACCGTTGTTGCCCTTTATGATGAGAACTTGAACTACCATCCGGGAGGGCAAACCTACGCCATACCTGTAGATTCACTGATACAGGGGACAAAGACACTTCCTACAGCCCAGTATATAGCAGGTACAGTAGGCATACAGGCCACGGCAGATATGTTGAAAGTAAAGACAGCCAATTATGGTGTTATCTATCTGAACATGACGCTGGCCCAATACAATGCTGCAATACAGGCCGCATCACTCACTCCGCCAATAGAGCAAGTGCTTACGCTGACAGTGCCGACAAATACCCCGGCGGGAACCACAGTTACCAATTCGGCCCTGTTTAACGCTGTGCTGATCAATGTAAGTAAGAATGGCGCGAACCTTGACCTGCGTACCATATCCATGGTAAATTCAGGCACAAATGGAGTAGTGACATTGCCATCTGCGCTTGTAAATACTGACGTTATTGCATTCACCTTTTATACTAAATAAAAAATGAATACAGGACTTCGCGACTTTGTAAAATCATGGGGACCAACTATAACCTTAGTTATATTCTGTTTTGGCTTCTTTTTTGAGCTATCCGCAAAACTGGCTGAATGGGGTAATAGCTATATTGTTGAACTGCATACCACTAAAAATATGGCAGATCAAACTGCTAAAGATTTAGCTAATTATAAAGAAGATGCCAGGGTGAGGCGTGACAAACGTGACGAGTGGGACAAGGCGCAAGACAAAGAAATAGGCAAACTGCAATACGATGTTACCAGGCTAATGACGATCAATAGGATCACGTATACACCACCAATAAAAAAAGAAGAATGAAAAACTGGCGGACATTTTTAGTAGGGTTGGCAGGTGCGATATTTTTCAGCATATTGCCCATATTGCAGAGAGGGACCTTCAATATACATAAGGACTGGCCAAATCTTGTTGGAGCTGCCGGGAGTGCGTTATTTGGTTTTGTGAGCAAGGACGCAGCCGTTACCGGGCTCCCTAACGATAAAAATGCGACAGATCAATCAAAAACAGGACAATAGTTGCGATTTGCAATTATTTTTATACTTTTAAAAGAAATTATTATGAAAAATAACCGCATTTTTTGCCTCGTATATAAAGATGATGCAGCCCTTTACCTTCCTGCCGGCGCGAACAAGCAGATCAGTTGCTCGCACCTCAACCTCGACATATGGGGTGTAAACATGCAAGGAGAAGAAGTCCCTGTGCCGTTCACCACTATACCACCACTATCAGCTTCGCCCGGCAATTCGGAGCAAAGTGCAAATGCGCTGGTTTGGGTAGGTGGCGTATGGGTGAACTCAAAATACTTCGGCGATCCTAATTTCAAAGTGTGCGTGAAAGTAAAAGACTACACCACAAGGAATACGCTGTACGTAGACGCGGCCAGCTACAACGCCAACATTGCATTATGTAACTTTGTGCCGGAGCCACAGTCCTGTACGGTAGTGACCAACCTGGTAAACACTGCGAAGACAGCCACTACTGCTAACTTCTCATTTGTACTTCCGGCTGGCGCTGTAGGGGTTGAATACATCAACAACACTACATTTACTGCACCTACAGGCGATGGTACTTACCAGGATGGCGGTACAACGACAATAGCGATCACCGGGCTTACTACGGCCACAACATATTACCTCCATGTGAGGACAATATGCGGCCTGGGCAGTTCAAGCGCATGGACAGTAGTTACCTACACCACATCATAGTAGGCGCACACATTAATAATCGGAAGGGCGGTAGTACACAACTGCCGCCCTTTTTAAATAACACACATACATGTTACAGATCAGAGAATGGTTCGATGTAGAACGGAAAGACAAAGATGGCGAATGGGCTAATAAGATCATTCGGTTCATCCGTATGCAGATGCAGCCATTGGTGGATATAAAAAGCGCAACACGAGGCATGGCGTACATGCTGGGCAAGCAGGATATGTCCCCTATCAGAAATCTGTTTCAAAACTCAGCAGAATTAAACCTCAATAACAGGCCGTTATACAACCAATACAACAACCGGCTGCTACGTGCGGAAAATGACAGCGATGTAAGCCTCTTACACGAGATGGCCAATGTTGACTTTATGTCACTACCCATCATGGAGAAGTTGAAAAACGTCTTCATTGCAGAGATGAAAAAAATGGGTGTTATCGCGGTGGTGAAATCTACAGACCCTACCAGCGGCGTAGCCAAAAAGAACGATGAAGCATTTATAGTGAATAAGGACCGCATGGAGAAATTCATCAGCGGCATGTTCACCCAGATGGGACAGCCTCCATTCAAGATGCAGCAGGCTAAAGACCGCATTGGTAAAAAGATGGACAGTGGCAACACGCAGGACTTTGATAAGATGTCGCTGGACCGTAATGACCCTGCGGATGTAGCCACCTTTATGAAGTATTTTCACAAGCTCGACTGGGAGATAGAAATGCAGAAGCTGGTGGATGCAATATTAAAGTTCAATCAGTTAGAGTCTTTCATATCCAACATGACGGTAGACATCATTGCCAAAAAAGCAGTGGCCTACCAAAGCTATGTGAGCAAGGTCAATGGGGCGGTAATGGCACAGTACCTCACGCCGGAAACAGTATACATATTCGGAGGCGGCAGAAGGGAGGACTACAATGATGCCAGCGCCAAGGCATACCAGCAGAGCGTGACGATAAAAGAATTGCTGGACAGGTTCGGCGATTCATTCGACATAGAGAAGTACATGGATAAGCTGATCATAGCGGTGTTTACAGCCTCATCAGGCGCTATAGACATCACGGCGATACATCCAAGTGGCAGGTACTATTGCCAGGGTCGCGACACAGGTACAAACGGGCAGAACATCAACTACACCTACAACCAGTTCCTCAACTTCAAAGTGACCATAGGTTACATGGAGTGGATCAGCCAGAACATGACCGAGTATGGTGAGGAGATAAACAGGGTAAACCTGAAAGACCTGAACAACTCCGCCAAGGTAAAGCAATTTGAGGGCACATTCTACGAAGACAACCAGCCGCCGAACGGCAAAAGGTACCAGACCAAGGCGCGCTATGAAACAGGCACTTATTGTTCTTACTACCTTGTATTGACAATGGTAGACCATCTTATGTTCGACTTTGGAGAAGTGACCTACAAAGACATAGAAGGCTACCAGGACTTCAATACCAACTTCACCATCATCACTCAAAAAGTGATTGGCGAGCCAATAGCTATTACCTGCGCTCCGTTCATAGACCTCATCAATGAATTGTGGTACAAGTTCAAGTATGAAGTGCGCCGGTCAAAGCCTCGCGGGACCGACTACAACTACGATAGTTTGCTGGCTATGGCCATGGATATATTCCCGGACAACACGCTGAATAAATCCGAGAAGATAGCTAAGATGGTAGCATGGCTTGATGGCAGCGCTAACAGCATGTACACCTTCCCTGTGATCGAAGGAAAGGTAGTGCCGATGACCAGCAACCAAGTTAACATTGACAGGCCCAATGGTTTGTCACCTAACTCAAAAATATATTGGGAGAGTCTTATAGAGATATGGGCAAAGATGCTGGACACGGTGGGTATTGCGCCGCTACGTGAAGGCGATCCCGGCAATCCACGCGACTCCATGAACAACCAGTTCAAGGCGCTGGAGTATAGCCTTGCATCTACGTACTACATACCCGATATGATCACCGCTGTATGCGAAGACATAGCCACACGGTCCTTGTTCTTTGTGCAGGACATCATACAGTTCAAAGACATAGACACGCTGGCATACAGGTTCCTTGTCAATCTTGTAGGAGAAGAAACACTACAGGCCATAGAAGGCATGGGTAAAGTAGGTATGCACCGGTACAGCGTTTATGTAGAGGCGATGAACCAATCATCATTACTACAGAAAATAGACACCAGCATACAGCTTGCTGTGCAGAACGGTAAAGTAAGTGTGGCCCAGCAGCTCATGCTCGAAGACATCAAAAGCCCACGGCAGAAAGGCATTGTACTGGCCTACTTTGAGGAGAAGGCAAACAAGGATGCGCAACAGGCTGCACAGCAGCAGCAGCAGGCGCAGCAGCAGCACGAAATGCAGATGAAGCAGATGGACATGCAGATAGAGAAAATGAAGGGCGACCAGATGCTGCAGGGCAAGACCATAGATGCTAACGCAACCATGCAAGCACACCTCATTAACCAGAAGGGTGGCATAGATAAGACGAAGATGAAATTGAGTGGTGACGTTGACCAGATATATCATCAAGCTAATGCTGATCTATTAACAGAGCAGCAGAGTCTGAATAACACCGGTAAGACTACGCCACCACCACCCGCGCCACCTGTACAACCACAGCAGCAAGCGCCACTACCCGTACAGCGCGCACCAAGCGCATTACAGTTGGAGCATAATGCGGCAGAACCAATGCCTACTACGGCTAATGTTTAAGTATTGGATCTATAATGGTTCGTGAAATAAAAGTAGAAACCTTGATGCCGGCGCGTGAAGACTCGCATAGTATCAGGCTTTCTACTTCTTTTGGTAGGTGGATGTTGAACTCCTTAATGATCAAAGGCTCCTTATCCATTTTCTTACCAGCGCAGGGTATCTCTGTAGGCTTGCCAAACTTCTTCATTATTTCGGCATAGACAAAGTGAGGCAATTTCTTGTTGCCCATGACATTCTTTAATTGCTCGTATTCTTTGTGTGTTCTGAAAATTCGTATTCTCACGAAAAAGAAAATTACCTGTGTACAGGTATAAAAGTAGTACACGTTATTCTTATTTCCAAATCCCCTATATACTTTTGATACAGAATATCCTCACACAACAAAACAAAACTATTTTATGGCAGAAAATGTAATCACGCCGGAGCAGTCAAAATTGAATACCGAGAAGGCATTCGGGTTAAACACCGCGCCTAAACTCACAATGCCTGCACCAGCCGACACTACACCACCTGCACCAGCCGCCGCACCAACCGCTACACCACCTGCCCCGGCAGATGTTACGCCACCGGCAGAAGCGCCCAAAAATAGCTATGAGGATATATCTGACGAAGAACTTGAAAAGTTACTCGCAAAGAGGACCGGTGGTAAAGTAAAATCACTGGCCGACCTGCAGGAACCGGCACCGAAGCCTACTGCTGCCGAACTGGAAGAACTGGAGAAGAAAGAAAAGCAGGAAGCTATAGAATGGGCCCTCGGCAACGAGAGGATTTCCCGCGAAGAGTATGAAACAGCGATTGCCGAGAAGGCTAAATCAAACAGGGACATCGCCCTTTCATTGTTGACACAGGAATTGAGAGAAAGCGACCCGAAGATCACAGCGGAAGAAGTAGAGGAGATATTCAGGGACATTTACCATGAAGACAAAGACGAAGACTCTTCTATCCGCAAGACCAGCCAGAAGCAAATAGACAAGATCGCCGCAGACTACCGCAAGGAAAAGTTCGGCAAGGTGGACAGCATAGATGGTGACTTTAAATCCTATAAGGAAGATACGAACCGTCACAAGTCCTACACAAAACAAGCAAAAGCAGCCCTTGAAGCATTGCCAAAGGACTATACCATAAAAGTACCCATCACCAGCGAAGATGGCAAAACGGCAGAACTGGAATTGTCGTACAAATACGATGAAGCCGACCTGAAAGCCGCAGAGAAGTTCGCTGTAGATTACCAAGCATACAGGGCCATAGGCGCAGACAAAGCAGATGTGAAAGATAAGGCAATAGCCAACCTGTATACGGATCACCTGACACGCATAACTGCTGAAAAAAGGACAGCATACCTTCTGCAGGAAAGTGTAAAGCAAGCGATACACCAGACGAAGGCAGCGTTCAAAAACATACCGGCTACCCAGACGCAGTTTGGCGCTCCGGCAGCAACAGGGGCCACGAAAGCGCCACCAAGCCATGCAGCAGCAATGGCGGCATTCGACAGGGCCGCAAGAGGAAATTAAGATAAATACACTTTAAGTAAAATATAACCACCTAAAAAGAAAAAAAATGGCAATAGCGTACAACAGGACCCCGCAGTATCCTCAGCGTATTCAGACATCTGTGCAGAGCGCCACATCGCAGCTTCCTGCCTTCATTCAAATGTATCGCCCGCTGCGCGACTTTATTGACAACGGCGGCCTGGCATCCCTCGGCTATGCCGAAGAGGATATAGCGCGCTGGAACTCAGACTTCCGACCAGGTGTGATCAATATCGGTGGCCGTCCTATAGAGATAGACTTCTTCAAAGACCTGATGGGTGGCGAAGAGAAAGAAGTAGACGCTTCTGACTACTACATAGAGTATAACTCTTATGTAGACCTGAACATATACGCTGAAAATGCCGTGACCGGTACTTACCAGACCGTAACAGGTTGCTCTTTCGGCAGCACTGTGAATGGTTCATATACCGGTAATGCCGCGACCTTCAATATCGCAGCATCACAGTATGCCAACAACGGCCTCAACTCAAACATCAACGTAGGTGACGAGATACTCATCTACCAGGATAACAAATGGGTGCAGGTGATCAAGAAGGACACAACCGTTCCTTATGCCCACGCTATCACCGTGGCCCCTAAAGACCCGGCCTACATCATCAACATCCCTGCAAAACTGAAGATGTTCCCTGTACACGCCCAGCACACATCCGGCTACAGCGACAGGACAACGATCAGCCTGCATACAGAATGGGAAACTCCCGGCTATGTAAAGCGCATACAGCCCGCTTCGTATCGTATAGACTACGAAACGCCGCGTAACCTGGACCGCGCATGGCAGGATCTCGTGACCTTCCCTATCATATTCGATATGGCGACAGGCGCGCTGATAGACAGCTTTGACCTGAAAGCATCACAGGCAGCCCGCGAAGCAATGGTGATAGGTGTGAACCTCGCCTTCTTCACAGGTGAAAAACTGAAAAACACCGGCCTTACCGGAGCTAACTTCACCCAGCAGTACAACGGGTTTGATGGCTTCCTGACTACCTTATTCTATGGTGGTGGCAACATATGGGAGTATGACAACAGCTATGGCTTCGACCTGGATGCTGACTACAACCAGATCACCCTGCAGAACGATGCGCTGAAACTGGCCACCGAATACCTGATGCTCGTTTCCAAAGCATTCAAACGCCAGATGGAAAACAGGGCGCAGGATATGTTCAAGGGCAACTCCGGCCAGTGTACTTTTGAAACCTTCACAAGGGGAGAAGCAGACCGCGATACCAATACCTTTGTAACACGCCAGGGCATCAAGTCCTACGCATGGGGCGGTGATACCCTCCATATAAAAGAAGTAGGCGCATGGTCTGATACCCGCAGCGTAGGTAACGGCTACTACAAAAACATGGGCATCCTACTCCCCGGCACAGGTATGACAGACAGCAACGGTAACTCCGTAGCGCCTGTAGAATACTACCGTCCGAAGGGCCGCACCATATCTTCCATGTGGACAGAAACATTCCGCGATGAAATGCAGCTCTCCGGCGCTGACAAGTTCACCGGCACTATCGAAAACACCATCATGGCCGCAGTGAACTGCGTAGAAAACATGTATGCAATCATGCCTAAATACTTCTAATCGAAGTATTTAGGTTTTGCTTTTATCTAATAAAATATCTCACACAACAAATCAAACAATATGTTAGCAATTGACAAAAATATTGAAAAGTGCAAGTCCATGCTCTATGAGATTTCTAATCGCACAGACAGCGACTGGGTACTGCAAGGCACAGAAAGGGACAAAAACCCTGTGAAGATGAATACGGCCAAGACCCACGCTTTACCGCTCAGGTCCCGCGTATTCCTCGGAAAAGGAAAGGGTTATGCGGAAACGCAGTTTGTTTCCGGTGCGCCTACAATATTTGTTAATGACGTATACATTGATAAACAAGGTGGGATACATTCTATCGGAGAAGAGAAGCAGGATGGCTGGGATTTGCATAAAGGGCTGAAAAGCCTGGGTTACGACCTGAATGTAGAATACAAAAGGGCGCTGTCATTGCAGATTTCATTTGAATCCGGTGTGCTGGACCTGAATAAATACGGACAGGACCCTACGCTTCACAGCTTCGTTGCTCATCACGAGAACAACAACAAAGCGCCCAATGCGGATGAGGCCCCATCAGGCAACAAGAGCAAAATGTTCAACTTCGACCCGATACAGAAGAGCGTGAAATCAGAAGTGAAACTGACGGCATCGCTTGATGTGACCTACGAAGCGCTGACACTGGTGTACAACCTGCGCAAGCAACTGGCATCCGGCAGCTATGACTACAACACCGCTAAGATAGATGCGCTGATCAACCTGTTTGGCCTGAACAACGGCGCGCAGGACCTGGAAACAACACCGCAGAAAGTAGAAGTGCTGGTTGCGATGGCCCAGGGTAACCCAAAACAGTTTTTGGACACCATCAAGGAAACATACGATCAGTACAAGATGATCGTACTGACTGCCCAGGAATTGAAGGTGATCAACTTCGTAAAGAAAGAAGTTACCTTCCACAAGGACAAGACATCGCGCATTATGTTCAATACAGAGGCGACAAAGCTGGAAGATCAGATAGAGGAGTTCTCTACCTTCCTGCTGGACCCGAAGAATGAAAAAGATTACGCGGCCTTAACCATAGCGGTTGAAGAAGCGAAGAAGAAATCACTTTAAAACACCTTTAAAAAATATAACCAATGGCAGTTACTTTTGTACAGAGTACCCAGGTGCTCGATGAAAATGGTCAGAACCTCCTTACCTATAACTATACTACAGGTGTAGCTACTGGTGTAACAAGGGACATCAACACCATAAATTGTGAGATCATTGGTGCGCAATGGCGACTGCCGGTGGTGACTCAGCAAGGACTTCCTTTGCGCGTCAACTGGGCCGTAGCTGTAGATGCTGTCCGCCCACAGCCCGATGCACAGAAAGTGCTGGTGGTAAAAGAAGTAGGCCCCGGCGCGCTGAACACCTACAAGATAGCCATTGCCGATACGGATTATGTTGGTACTACCAATGTGTTCGGTACGCTGGCAGACGGCCTCGGCGGTACGCTCGCTACAATGCCGGTGGTAACCATATCATTCCCTATCGTGCAGAACGCGCCTACCTCTAATACAGGTGGTACCAATACATTCCTGTTCCCATTCCCTGCAAACCCTAATGGTTTACTGTATTCTATACCGTTCCCATGGTTCAATGGCGTTGCGCCAACCCCGGCATATGCCCCTACAGGCATTACTACCCCGGCAGGGTTTGTAACATGGGCCAACACCAACTGGGGCACTTATGGCACATGGACATCTTCCGGTAATATCGTGACATTGTCCAGCCCTTCATCCGCAGGTACACCTGTCACAAAGGCAGGGTTCTACGTGAATGTTACTCCGGCTGCATGGTGTATTGATGCTACTACGCTGTATGCGCCAGGCCAGATTGCAACTACATCACTTAACGCAGGTGGTACAGGGTATGTAGTGAATGATACCTTCACGATCACAGGCGGTACCCAACTGGCTACAGGCCACGTAACAGCAGTGAGCGGCGGTGTAGTAACTACTTACACTATAGATACGCAGGGCGTAGGATATGCCGTAGCGACAGGTGCGGCCACAGTGGCGACCTCCGGCTCGGGTACAGGCTTGAAGATCAACATCCTCACGCTCCAGACAGCAGCTCCGGCAACAGTCAATGGCATAGGCTTCGGCACAGGAACACCGGCGACATTCGGCGCGTTCACGCTGAATGACTCTACACCAGCATTGCAGCAGCTGATCACAGCGATGACTCCGTTCTTTGAGAACGGCGCGACATTCGCAATAGGCGGCGCAGATGGCGACAAGATTACCATCAACACCGTACAGGCAACACCGAAGATATACAATGGGGCATCTGTGATACTCACAGCTACTTCCGGCGCATGTTCTTAATAAATTGACATCTTATTAAAAATACCCGAAGGCTGGTCATGTGGCCAGCCTTCTTAATATTCAAAACATGGGCCTTCCAATATCTTCACCTGATATTACCAACTTAGACTTCCTCATCACCTATGACTTGTCCGGCGCTACGCCTGCTATCACGCTGACTAACAACAGCACGGTGGTGCATCCGTTATTGCTGTCATGGTGGTATGTGATTACTACGCCAAGTGGTATGATCATTCACCAGGGTAGCTCAACAACACCCGATGTGAATAATGTTGCGTGGACTACGTTGTCTATTACCCCAAACTCATGGCCTACACCTTTTGGTAGCGGCATATGTGCCCAGGTGGAGTTTTCCTGCGCTGCGCCCTATGTATGTACGCTGTATGTAAAAGACAGCACAAATACTACCTATCAACTGGCAAAACAGGTGGTGATATGCCGCCCGGCTGGTAATACAGTCAATGGATGCGGTAACTTTGGTGTGGCTAACCTCAGCGTGGCAGTACAATGCTCCAATGCGCGCCTCTTGTGCAGCGACTCTACCAACTATTCTTACGGCGGTAATATCCAGCCAACAGGCACACCAGTAAACACATGGACGCTGGTATATCCGCAGTCACCTGCCGGCGGCCTACAGCCCGCAAACGGTACAGCAAGTAACTCGGCCTACGTTTGGTTCCCATTGGCTTATAGCGCCACAGGATTTAACCTGTACCTGAACAACTATGCTACCTACAACATGGGTAACGGGCAAACTATCATCCTACAGTACAAAGCACAGTCTACTTTCAATGTATACTGTAATGTGGATGTATGCCAGTTATTGTGTGAAATGGCGAAATTTCAGGCTATGGCAACTGCTAAATGTGGCGACTTGATAGATCCCGATCTGAACAACAAAATGACGATGTTGAATTGGATGATCTCGCAGGTAGCGCTGGGTATCATGCAGCCATCATGCAATATAGATGTACCGGGCCTGATACAGCAGATAGAAACCATGTTCGGATTTGAAAGCTGTGCGTGTGGCAGCTCTCTGGGTATCAACCAGACATCAGCAGCATCCGGCAATAGCGGCCTCACTACGACATCCAATGTGATCAACATAGCTACTGGCCTTGCGCCGGCCACATGCCCCAATTCTTTCTTCCCGGCACAGATATACGATCCAACGGGCCTTATCATCATAGGCGTGGCCTCCAGCGCGGACGACATGGTATCTATACTCAATGCTAATGCGGCATGGCAGGCATATGGTACAGCCTTGAATACAGGTAACTGTACGGTAGAATGGATAACAACAGTCCTCGGCGAGACAGTACCGGTGATCAAAGTGGCCATCAACGGCACCACAACCACTTGTACTAATGGCACACAAAGCTACCTCGCGAAGATGGTAGACCTTTGCGCATCGAGCACTACAATAACGGCATCCAGCTATCCGCTCAACCTATACGTTGATTTCGGCCTCGGCGCGGGACCGGTATTTGCAGGTAATGTGGCTACCCAGGCTGCGGCAGTTATCGCGCTCAATGCAGTAGCTAGCAAGCCGGTCAGTGTGACCTTCTCGGCGGGCGGTACGGTAGCGACATTCAATGTAGCCAATAGCAACTGTACAGCATACTCGGCAACCATAAATATCACTTGCGATGCCGGTTCGGCAAACTTCCTGTTATATGGCGGCTCAAGTGTTTTATCCATAAATTCAGATGCGCCTATATTTGCGGGCGAGTCGGGTTATGGATTACGCACGGACTTGAAAATAGGTGCAATACCCGGCGAGTCGGCGGCGACAGCATTGTGGCACACTATACTAATCGGCACTACGCTGATTAACGCAGAAGGTAACACCGGCAAGGTAAACTTCTGGGATGTATCCACGCCTTTGCAGCCCAAACTGATAAGGACCATACAGCTTACGGCTCCATCCGGTGCTTCGGGTAACTTCACCGGCAGCCCATTGAGTGCATCTTTGTCCACAGGCGCTACCGGGAATGTAGGTACTTCATGGTATTCTTTATACTTCCCATCGGAGTATAGTAATATGACACTATCTGCAGTCTATATATTTGAAGCCATCACCGGATCAGCCTGGCAGTTGAATATGTTTGACTACAGCAGCACCAATGGCATAACAGCATCATTCTATGATCAGCGCCTGAAAGGTAAATGCCCCCGCATCATGCAGAAAGGGACGATATACTTTACCCAGGATGGCGATTTGGAAACATCTTCCGGTATATCATCCGGCATTGCAGTGGGTAGTACGATTGCGTTATCACTCGGCACTTTCTCCAGCGGCGGCATATCTACTATCGCCTCGGTGATTTCTGGCGGTACTGAGTATGTATGGACGGCATCTTTTGATGGAGTGAATACCATATGGTTTGGCGGCAATCTGGGTACAATAGTGCAATTCTCTATATCCAGCAATTCTGTAACGAATACCTATCCTTTTGGTATGGGGTCAAACGGTAGCACTCATCGTACGCTAAGAAGGCGCGGCAATTCCATATTCTACCTGGGCAACCTGATAGTGACTAACCTGGGCAACTTCCTGATAGGCGTAGACATCCCTGCCATATCCATAAACGTAGCATCGCTGGCAACAACGCCTGTGGTAATACCGTTCCAGGGTTCGCCTACAGGTACGTATACGCTGGGCTTCTCGGGAATGCCTACGGCGCTGGGTAACTGCCTTTTGCTCATACCGTCAATAGGCGGCACAACAGAAACGACTGGCGGCCTTCCTGCGGCGATAGGTGTATACAACCTTTCCGGTACGCTATTGCAGCATATACCAATCACGGCAGATGGTATACATACCCCAAGTGTGTATAACGTAGTGGCTATACCTAACATTTCAACATATACCCCAACCACCTTAGTATAATGACAACCCTCGATCTCTTCGATGTATGGCAGAGTTTGCTCACACTGGCGAATGTATCCCAGAATGGGCAAATTCCGCCCACGACCTTCGCCAACTGGATGAATGCGATCAATGTAGAGTTGTTCCGGGATAAGTTCTCCGACTATGAATTGATGCAGCAGTGTTCCGATGAGGTGAAGCTGCCATTTTTGGTAACAGCGTCTATCGTTGTGACATCTGCGGGTGGCGCTTCTTATGGTGTGGCTCCGTACCCTGCTAACTACGAGTATTTCAGCAGCGCAAAGGTATTGCGCCAGCGGGATGAAAAGGCGGCCAAGAACAACGAGCCGCTGCCCGATATTGACGGGGATGGACAGTGCCACAAGTATACCGATCCTGACTACGCGGCGCTGGCCATAAAGTATGCCGGCGACCACCTGATCACGAAGACCGTTAACCTGGTAGACAACCAGCGCTGGGAAGACTGCCTCGACCATGATACAAAGGGCCCGACATACGACAATCCGAAGATGACGCAGTTCTCGGGTGGATTCAAGATAGCCCCGGCAGGTGTGCAGTTACTTCTTATAGATTATCTGAAAACACCACAGCCATGCGTATTTGCCTATACTATCAGCAGTGATGATATACTCATTTACAATGCCGGCGGCAGCACTCAGTTACAGTGGAGCAACATAATGAAGGAAGAGTTTTTGTCGCGCCTGTTGAAGAAATACGCGATACTCATAGGGGATGAGAATATGTTCCAGATGGGCGAAAATGAAAGAAAAACCGCATAAAAAATACTATAGATGGCCGTATCGCTGAAAACACTCGCCGCAAGGGCAAAGGATCTTTACTTCCAGGACTACGCGCCAAGGGATGCGTTCTTTGATGTAGGGGACTTTATGTTCCATGCTGCCGCCTATTACAGTGATGTCCTGAACAAGATGTATCAGATCATGCGCAAGGATGGTATTGCGGAGATGGGTTTTTCAAATACCCCCATATCCGCTGCATGGCTCATGGAAGAGGTTTTGCCGGTAACACCATGCGCTACGTCCAACTTTTTCTTTGCGCAGCCATCGTCCAATATTTTCTCCTTTGACTTTGATGCGGCTGCCAATGCTATAAATGGCGTAAGCACCACTGGTAAGTGCTGTGGTGGCAAAAAATTTGATGTCATAAAAATTCAAAATAATGAAATAAGATTTTTATCTTTATCCCCGGTAACAAGCAATGTATACTATTGGCTGGCCCCAAATAACAGGATTGAATTTTCGGACAATGTGACAGAGGTGCGGGTATGGTATATCCCGGAGGTATTGGGCAATAATGATAACAGCCTGCTGAGTGATAATATAGCGGCAGATGTGATCAAAAATACCTTACAGTTGATGTTCGGTGCGAAACAAGGTAATGTTATACAGGAGGCCAACGATGGCAACAAGAATTTGGTACTGCCACAGCAGGTCAATCCTAACCTCGGTAAACAAGGGAACTAATGGACACACAACTCATTACCTACAAAGAAGCAATACTCCATGCGTTAGGAGATAAAAAATTACGCAGGGCTGCATGGAATGAATGCCGCTATATCAGGAAATTCTGCGAGGCAGATGCCGATATGCTGAGTCTTCAAAATGCAAGTGATGATTTTATAGTAGAGGACTGCAAAGAAAGGGTGTGTGATTGCAGCGTAGGCCCTTACCGGCCAACGAGTGAAGACAAGGAAGCGAATGACTGGATAATAATAGCATAATGAGCGATCAGAATTTAAGGCAATTTGGTGAAGCTGTGATACCGCTGGGAAAGGCGGTGCGGAGCTTTTCTTTGGAACAAGGCAACCTAAAGGAAGTCATGTTCCTTAAAAACCTGCAACATGCTATATGGGTATATAAAGACATATTCCGCACTACCATGTGGGCAATAAAGACAGTCGCCGTAGAATGCCTTGATCATCACACACTACGCCTCCCCCGTGACTGCGAACGGCTGGTGAATATATCAGTAGTGGACCATCGCGGCAAGCAACACCCGCTGACCTGCGACCCTGACCTCAATACGGCAAAGTTCAACTGCAACCATAAGTGTTCCTGCAAAAAATGCAACGGTCAAAATACGCTGTGCGCCATGCTTGATGATGTGACCACTACCTACACACCTGTAGTGATACAAGGCGTTACCTACCAGCAGACAACATCTATACGCGCCGATAGCGCCGGCAACATACAGCAGTGGACAAACACACCTGTATTGCAAGCAGGGACAACATCCGTACAGTACATACAGGAAACAACGACCATCTGCAATGTAGAGGTAGATGATAAAGGCTGTATCATGGCTACGGCCCCTAATATGGAGGCGCTCATGGGTTATTTCGGACTGGGCCTGTATGACCCTGGATGCGAAAGCTACGGCTGGCTGGACAACTCGGCATATCGTGAATTGATACCTGCTAATTACAACTTCTGGGGTTATTATAACCGCAACGCTGCCGACCCGGACATCATACATATCTTCCGCAACGACTACAAGCCACATCATCATCAGGAAGGTGGTTTTTGGGAGAAAGAAGAACGTATAGGCACAGTGCTGGTAACCTATCAAACCAACGGAGAAACGCCGGGAGAGGAAGTGCTGGTACCGGAATATGCGTATGACTGCCTTATATCAGGTATCATATACAGGCAACACAAACTTAACCCTCGCGATGGCGACAGGGGCAATGAATTTTACCGGATGTACCGGGCTGAAAAGATGGCCATGATGCGCCACCAAAACCCGGTGAGGATGGACGACTTAGAAAAATTACAAACACGCCTGAGAAGGTGGTAAAACATACAGACCATGTACGAAATGTATTCAGTAAGATCAGCAGCAAGGGGCAGTTTGGAAGGCAAGCTGGAATCTGACCATACGGAGAAGGTGAACAACTTCATTAAGTTTGGCCGTGCACTCACCAATGACGGCATAGGTAAACTTGCTCAACCCGCAGAGCCATTAGACCGTAGCGGCTGGAAGATACACCAAAGCACCACATCAACAGTGCAGGATATGTTGGTATCACTCACCACCTGGTTATTCTGCCATTCAGAAGATACAAGCGCATGATAGAACTAAAGCTCATACCGGTAACCATAGAGGAACTGCGCCCGCTGATCCACTTCTCCCTACAGGGGGATACGGACGTTATTGACAAATACCAGCGCTTCAACTATCCATTTGAAGAGTGCGTGGACTATGTGTACAATGAGATAGCTCGGTTCATCAACGACCCTGTATTCGCCGGTGACATGCAGCCATACCGTATCATGCTACAGAGTGGCGATGAAATGGACGATATAGGCTACTGCGTTACCGTAACCAACGGAGAAGCGCCCAACGAACTATACTCCTATGCTATTAACATAGCCTTCCGCAAGAAGGTATTTCTCGTGGAGTGGCTGCGTAAAGTAGAAGAAATCATCGGCGCGGCCTACTTCACTGCACTGTGGAATAAAAACAGCAGGGCTATACAATTCTTCAACCGTAACGGGTTTGAGGAAGTGCCCACAAAAGATGGTACATTTGTCTTGCTGATAAAAAATAAAGATCTGTTACTCAAAAGAAATATCCCATGCCAGTAGATGCAGTATTCGCCGCGGTTGCCATAGCAACAGCAGTATATGGCGCAGTAAAAGAGAACAAAGCGGACAAAGCGGCAGCAGCGAACGTGCGCCCTACCTATACTACTCCACAGACAGAGTATGACAACCAGCGCATAGCAGAATCGCAGGCAGGGCAAGGTATGAGCGCCGCATCCAAACAGGACTACCTGAATAATGCCGGGCAGGGACTTGCAGCCACCAATGATGCGATACTGCGTGGCGGAGGCGATGCGAACAGCCTTGCAGCCACCTACGATAAATACAACCAAGGTATTTCCAACCTATCCATATATGATGATCAGGCGCGACAAGGACACCTTAATAACCTGATAGCGCAGAACCAGAGAATGTCGGCAGGTACAGACAAAAACTGGCAACTAAATCAGTATGCGCCGTGGGCAGACCGCGCTAAGTTATATGCAACGCAACAGCAGGAGGGGCAACAACTTATCGGACAGGGCATAGGGATGCTGGGGAAAGCGGCAACCGGTGCGGCAGGTGGTATCGGTGGCGGCGGGGATGATACATCTTCGGGTAGCGCAGCTCCGCAGGCTGGAGTAGCCCCATCTTCTAACATGGGATCTTACTACGGCACACCAGACTACCAGCCACAAGCGCCATACTATTCTCCTAATACGCCATCATCAGGTGATGGTAGTGGCACTTATGGGTGGAATGGGTATATGCCGTATCAACAATAATCTGTAAGTTTGCTTCATAATACCAGTCATGCAAGATACCCCAATCACCTCAGCATCGGACATACTCAGTTACCACGGAGATGCAGGACTTGCATCAGGTAGCGGCGCAGGTACATTACCTGTAATGCCGGATTATCAGCCTATGCTGTCAACTGTAGATAAGCTACAGGACGAGCAAGTTCAGAAAAGGAGAGAGGCGCGCTTACAGGCACAGAAAGACCTGCAGGACAGGGCGCAATTCATATCTCAGCTTACCAATAATGGTGGCAGTATCTTCAACATGAAGGGCAAGGATGGTTCCAATCAAAGCTATTCCATGCTCCCCGATGATCAGGAGGCACTTAACCAAAGCACACTCAGCAGGATACAGGCCGTAAATGCCAACCCGGCAGGATACGCATTTGACCCGGCGATAGCTAAAATGACCATGGATCATAACAGGCTCATGGCCAATGCGCAGATGAGGGCCAGCTACGAAACACAGGCAAGGACAGCGGCGGCCAATACCATGGACCCGGAAGAGAAGGCAGGCTACCTGCAGAGCATAGACGACAATATCAACAAATACAAAGTAGGAGATTTTCACCAGATACAGCCCTATGTGCCGCCAATAAAGTACAGCGATGCTGACAGGTTGGACCTTGATGCGGTAAAAGACCCGAAGAACCTGGAAACAAAGCTCGATGATGGCCACTTTGAAACGAAGATACCAAATGAAGGAGTAGTGGGCAATACCCTCAATCTTGTTCCCGGAGATAAAGCCTATCTCCCCAACATGGATATGGCTGCTAAATTCCTGCGAAGCCCGCTTGCCCACAGTCAACCAGACCTGCTAAGGATGAAACAAGCGCAGGACACTTATAACGCCCTCAATCAATACCAGCCGGGCGACCCTAAGTATCGCGATGTAGTTGTCGTAGATCCAAATACGGGACAGGCCACGCTGAACATTACTGGCGATCCAAAAGTGGATGGCTTGAAGGTGGCAGATATGCTGAACATCGAAAAGTATGCACAGCCAAGGAAGGTAGCCAAGAAGTTTGAGGAAATTGAAAAACTGAAACAGGATGCCATAAAAAATCAGCGCGATCAGAATAAAGATGCAGAAGATAAAAGGGAGTTTGATATAAGTGAAGCGGATAAAAGAAATCCACCACCAAAGCCCCCTACTAAAGAAGAGTTGGTGGAAAACATGGATAAAAAAGCTGCTCAAAATGCTTATGACAAAGTGAAGAGTATCTTTAGCAGAGGTGTGAAAGAAGGGGTAAATTCGGATATACCTGATGAAGTAAATGCAGGTGTAAGGTTCCCTGCATGGTGGAAGAATAATGGGTTAGATCCCAAAGAATACAACATACTACCTTACGATAATAAAGGCGCTGAAACACTTATAGGTAAAGAGGCTGATATTGAAGGGACAAAGGACGCAAATGGAAATACCTCTAAAACGCCAACTGGACAATCTGTAGTGCCATACAAGACGTACATGGTGCAAAATAAAAAAACAAAGCAAAAAGAACTTGTTTATGTCGATGCGCCTGTAGCGGATAAGAATAATGGGGAAAAAGATGAATTGGGTAGTGTAATTGCGCGCGTTAATGAAAAAGATGCCGTTGTTAATGAATTAAAGCACAATGCAGCCTATAAGCCTGAAATATATAACAGACAATCTACGTGGGCTGAACTTTATGGCAATAACGGAGGTAAGTACCCGGATGCGGCGCCAGTGGCAAGTACACCCGCACCAACCACAACTGTAGCCCCTGAGAAAGCACCATCAATACCTGCTGGATATACTGAGAAAACGAGCAAATCAGGTACTGTATATTACAGAACTCCGCAAGGTCAAAATATGGTATGGTCACATGGAGAATGGGTAGAAATACCCGGTAAAAAATAATAACTTTATGCACAAACAGCAACAATACATTCCGCAGGAATTAATTGATGATCTTTGGGATGACAATAATAAAGAACCTACATTCATAAAAAGGATACTTAAAAAAGTAAAGGAATGCCTGATAAGAAAAAGGAAATATCCCTCCAAGACATAGCGGCAGATATTAATGATAGCGATACCACATCTGCTTCTGATGTGGAGAGCGCTTTAGGCAAGTATGTATCTGGTAATGCTAAATCATACGCAGTATCGCAATTAATACATGAAACAGGGAACCCGGAATTAGACAGTGAGGTTTCAAGAAATAACAATAACTACAGCGGGATTACATGGAATAAAAACTTCCCAGATGAATGGAAGGGTACTCCAAGGCCGGATTCGGAAGGCGGTAATTACGTTAAATTCCCTACAGTAGACGACTGGGCAAGAGAGCACGCGAAATTATTAAAAAAAGATAAAGGCGCTGGTGCTCCAGCCGATGCGACCTCAATAGAAGATTACGCTCATAGGTTGAAGGTTAATGGGTATTACAAGGACCCAGAGTCGGTATATGCTAAAAGCCTGAAAAGAATACAGGCACAAAGAGGAGAAAAAAACATAGCTGATGTAGCGGCGGACATCAATGATGATAGCGCTCCCGATGCCACACAACCAGCGCCGGCGGCTCCCGTTGCGCAGCAGACCCCTCAACAAATAACCAATAGCGTATTTGGGACTCAGCTTGACGGCTCACCAATAGCAGGTGCAACACAAGTACCAGTCGCACCTACCGTTCCTGCACAGCCTGCCGCGCCGGCCAATAGCTGGGAAAACACAACAGGGCTAATATCAGATACTCCCGCGCCAGCAGGTGTATCTCAAGGAGTAAACGGTAATGCTAATAACAGCAATCCAGCACCTGTTGCACCTCAATTATCACAGCAGGAAATACTCAATAAGACATTAGGTACGCAACTAAACGGTGTGCCAATAGCTACTGCGCCAGTAGAGAAAACTGCGCCAGAAAAGACGCAGGATGCGGTAGATTTCTTAGCCAAGGATGCCCTCCAATCAGGTGCAGTGCAACCCACAACAGATGCAGCCCACCCGGACAACGAATTAAACCAGTTAACCAATCCGCATGGCGACCCTGCTTACATAGCTAACTACAAGAATAACAGAATGAAGGCTATTAATACGGAATATCAGCAGCAGCTTTATGAACTACAGACAGACCCTGCAAGAAGTACAGATTTCAAGGAAAAGCAGGCTTTGGATGCGCAATTTGCCCAGAAGAAAAAAGATTTGGAAGAAAATGCCGGGCATATAATAGGGCTGCAATTATTCAACCAGGAGTACGGCCAAAATAAGCCCATGGGGGCTACTGCCAATACAGCTACCGATGCCATCCGTGGACGATATGAAAAAGATGCTAAGGGTATAGATAATCAGATAGCTGCAACCTATAAATCAGAGGCCCCTAACGGATCAGAGGCGGTTGAATTGAGGAAGCAGTTGAATACTCAAAAGTTGGCCCTTACCACGCAGTATGATGCGGATATATCAAGAACAAAAGCTGGTGTAAAATATAATCCTATACAGTTGGGCGCAAAATACGCCGCTGCCATGGGTGATGAAACAGCAAAGGAAGACTTGAATAAATTGGAGCATGGACAGCCTATTGCTCCATCCAATCAGTATAAATACAACCTGAGAGGTAACAGGATAATACAGGACGGTACCGACAATGCAGTTAACGAAAAAGCAAAGGAAGAAGGTGAGGCACATGCAGACCGTAGCGGCGATCAGTTGTTTGAAAATAACAAGCCCTTCATTGTAAAAAATGCAGCAGATGTTGTGGCCAACGCAAAAGAGCAAGACCGCAACCCTATATCGAGTTTTCTTAGTTTCGTTACTCCGTCAAAAGTGATGCCCAACATCACGCGAGAGGAAATAGATAAGTATGGCCAGCAGGAAGGCATACCCGAAAATGCGCTGAATGAACTTCGGCAAAACCCAAATTTAATCCCTAAGCCGGCCAGCGGGTTAGAATACCTCGCAAAGGGCGCATTGAATACCGCTGCCCCGATATTCCAGCGCTTAGTGTATCCGGCAATACAGGGTGTTGTAGGCGGCGAAGACCCTAACCAGCGCTTCCATTCAGGATGGGAGAATGAAAGTGGCCTCGGCGCCGCTATAGTAGGCAATACGCCAAGTTCGCAGAACTCATGGAGTAATATCCGTGGCGTAGGCAATCAGATGATGGAAACCATCGGTAACCTGGGGGTATTCGGCGGAGAAGTCGGCGGATTGGCAAAAGGCGGCGAGGCTTTAGGATTAGGTGAAAAGGCTTCTGAGAAACTTGCCAACTTCGGTGTTATGGCCTTCGATGGGTACAATGATGCGTACAATAAATCACTCGACATATTTGGCGACAAGCCAGAGGATGAAGGCAAGCGAAAACTGTATTCCACCGTTAACGGACTGATCACCGGCGCATTATTTTCTATCAGCCCTAAAGCGCAGATTGTAAAAAATGCGCTGGGCATGGAAAGCAAGAGTGCGGAAAGCCTGATAAAAGAAATACAGGCAAACAATGGCATGGAATTTCTGCAGACAAAGACCGGTAAAGAAGCGCTTGCATCAACGGTGCAGGAATTTGGTAAAGAGTACGGTGCGCAAATAAGTTTAGCCACCGCACAGAAAATATCAGAGGGCATAGTAGATGGTATTGCCGCGCCAGAAAGAAAGCAAAACATGCCGGGGGATGTGATGGATGCGGCTGGCGGTACGGCTATATCTATGCTCCTGCCGTCTATTCTCGGTTCTTTGGGTCATACAACCCACGAGGCATCCTTAAATGCGGGGGCTATGTTTGAAATGGGTACTCATCCAGATCAATATATCTCTACTATAAGCAAGCAGTTACAAGATGGCAAGATAAGCCCGCAACAGGCCCAGGCTTCACATGATGCAATCCTTACCATGAAAAATGTGGTAAGCAATACGCCTACAGAAAATAGCATAGGTGAGCAGCTTACACCCAACCAGGTTAAAGATTATTCTTACAGCCTGTTTCAGGAAAACATGCTCCAGAAGAAAATCAAATCATTGGAAGATGGTGCAAAGATGGCAGGATTAGAAGTTGACCAGGCGCAACTTGCCCCGCTTAAAAAGAGAATATCGGAAGTGCAGAAAACGCGCGTAGATATTCTGTCTAAACCTGTGCCGAAGCCTGTAATTGTTCCGGACAAAGCCACAGAAGAAAAGCCCAATAGCGAACCGAACCCTGAACGGAGCGTCGCCAACCAAGCTGACCAGAGCGATGCGGCTGGCAACCAAGAAAAAAATAATGCCGAAAATGTAAATATTTCAGAAGAACCCATACCTTTATCTCCTGATAATGCTATAGATAATAGTTTAACCCCAAAAACAACCAAAAATGAAAAAGACAGCAATGGGCCCGAAATCGGCCATGGGCAAGAAAGCGCTTCCATCGGGCGGAATGAAGGCGAAGGCCAAAGTGAAGACAATGCCAACAGTGAAGGGCGGAATGAAGCCGGGCGGCAAGATCGGGAACTAACCGAAACACCACCTACAGGACAGGACGAGAGCGCTCAGGAACAGCCCGTTGTAAAACAGTCTGAAAGCGCCTCCTCCGGTTCTGAAACACCAGCAAAAAAGCCCCGGCAGAAGAAAGTATATAAAGGGGATGCCGATACAATACCCGTAGTAGTAAATCCCGGTGTCGGTACGCAGGATCTCGGCCAAGCCAAAGGCAAGCCCGAAGAACACACCGCAGAAGCCATAAAGGAAGCTACCATAGAGCATCCCGATAAACCGGCAGATGTACTCGTTGCAGACCACCCGGAAGGAGAAAGTTTCAACGAAGCGAAAGACCGTTTCCATTCAGCAGTAGAAAGTATAGCCAAAGATGCGCCCGACAATTCAGTTGTGGTGACACACTCATGGGGCTTAAAACTGCTGGAAGCTGCACATAAAGTAGGGTGGGATCATCCAAACATAGCCGAAGAACACCAGAACGGTAGCACCGAGCCTGGCGACCTTGTTCCTTACAAAACAGAGGACGGGAAAATTATATGGTTTGCACGTCACGGAGAAACGGCAGACAACGAAAAAGACCTGCAGCGCACCAATGATACCAAGCTAACCGATAAGGGCCGCGAACAGGCTGCAAACATCGCAGCAGAGTTAAAAAAAAATGGCGTTACCCCTTCTCAAATAATTAGCAGTGACCTGCCGCGCGCAAAAGAAACAGCGGATATTATCTCCAAAGAATTTCCGAAAGAAAAACCTACCGAAGATGCCACTAAAATCAACGAGCAGCCACAGCAAGAAAGCGATAAACAAAGTGGTGAGCCAGAACATGCACGAATTGAGCCAAAAAGGGAGCAAGCCCCGCAGCCAGAAGCAAAAAATAGCGATAGCAATCAGCGCAGCCAAGCGCCGCAAGTAAAACCAAAACGTAAGGGTAGAAAAGGATGGAGTCTTTCTGCGCAACTTAAAAGGCGCAGCGATGTATTATCTAATGAACCAAGGACTATAGAAGAGCACATCCTTCATACCATGCTTGCCATGGACGATAAACATCCAGAAGATAAGTGGCGCTTCAAAGACGTTGAAAGGGACTTACCTAAAAATGCAAGAAACAGGGATGGAGCCAGTGCAGAAACAAAACGCATAGCCAAGCAATTTACCAGTGTTGATTCTAACATGGGTATTGATGAGTGGGCAGATGCCTTACATCGCGAAATAGAAGATGGTCACCATCCATTCGGGCTGAATGGAATGGACAGTAAGGATATTGGGGATATGGTTAAAAGCCTTGTATCTCAATTCCCATCAAAAACCAATCTGTTGGAACATCTTGAAAACCTACATAAAGATGTAGAACCGGAAGACTTGTCTGACGAAGAGAAAGAATATAATGCCTCACATCAATTAGCCGAAGCAACACCGGAAAGAATAGAGGCATTAGGTAAGTCAAAATCAGAACTGGAGGAGCATTTGCATAATGAAATAGCCGATAAAAAAATAAGCGAATCGGATATATCTGCAATGGATAATTACCTATCTCACCTCCCTGTAGATGAATCTGGCATAACTAATCTTTCAAGCGTAGACCCTTTTTCAGATGAATACCAGAATATGATGAAAAACCTATCTCACGATGGGCAAGTATTTGTAAATAGGCTATTATTTGAAAGCGTTGCCGAGGATAAGGATGTTCCCAAAATAATAAAAGAAAAAGCACAACAAAATATAGAAAAAAATGAAAAACAATCAGAACAACAACCTGTCGCATCTGCCGAAGGACATTCAGGAGATGAGCCCGAAAAGCCGGGTGAAAACGATGTTACACGCGCTGGTGACAGCGCGTATGGTGAACGGCCAGGTGTCGGAGAACGAGAAGAAGCAGCGCCAAAAGTTGCAGAACCAATCAAGCGAACCCCTGAGTTAGCCCTTAAAAGACATCAAGCACACGAAAAGGCTGTAGGTGAACTTAATGATCTGCGTGATGAAAGATCAGAGATAGAGCAGCATTTATCAACAGAAGAAGCGAAGTCGCGCCCCAATATGGATAAGCGAGCTGAACTGGAGCGGCAGCTTGATGCCAAAGACAAAGAGATTGCCGATAAGGTAAAAGAAGTAGACCGCAGAAAGCGTGAATTGGATATACAACTTTCACATGAAAAAGGGGCTAAGAAAATTACCGATTTTATAGAAAAACAGCGCAAGGCAAATAAAGGTATGATGCTATCCTCTCCCGTACCCGGGGAAGTATTTTACTCTATAATGGGTCATTTTGCCAAACTGTACAAAGAACTGGGCAATGTGAGGATAGCTGCGCTGCGTGCTGTAGAATGGGCAAAGGACCACTTCAAAAACGAAGAAGGCATAGAGAAATTGAACGCCAGGCATATTGAAGATGCCAGTAAGCATATTGCTACCCCGCTGGAGCATGAACCACTGATAAGAGATAAAGACGATTTAGAGTCTATAAGGGCTACTGTGCGCGAGATACAGGAAGGGGATGTTACAAAAGAAGAAGCTCATCAGGAAATAGATGAATCCCCGATAAGTGATAAAGCAAAAGCCAACCTTCATAATTACATAGACTGGCATACCGGAGGCGATACCGAAACGCAGGAGGAAGAACGCAGGGAAAGTAACAACAACACCCTCAATGATAAGAACTGGATAGACGAACACCAGTTAAGTCACTCTGGTGGTATCACCGAGTATATTTCTCATAAAACAGAGAAGGACATATACGGCGATGAAGCAGTAAAGTCAGCGCAAAAAGAATACGAGGCTACTAAGATATTTGAGGACCTGTCGCGCACCGGCCATGACTTGTTCAACCAGGCGCAAAAGAAATATGCACCCAATGGTGAGCCGTTATCAGAGTGGGGAGGTAAATTCCTTGCAGACCTGAATAATGCAGACCTGCGCGGTAAAGATGCAGGAGCAAAGAAAGTGGTTGGCCTGGCTACGATGGCTGGTGAATTGCAGGGGGAAAGTAAAAGGCTGGAAATGGAGATGGCCGCAGAAAAAGATGTTGCTAAGAGAAACGACCTGTCTAACCAGAAGGCAAAGACCGATGAATTGCTGGGTAAAGTACAGAAATCACAAACGGACCTACTGCATGAAGCATCGCTTACGCTTAATGCCCGTAGAATATCCCGCATATTCAGGAACACACACCTGTACGAACTATATGAGAAAGCAATCCTGTCGGACAAGCAGCGCAAGGCAAAGGATAACATCAATGAAGCGCTGGACACAGGTAAAGTAGCCGACAAGGATATAGCGCCCGGCATAGCCCCTGCTGCAAAGCCCGAGAAGGAAGCACTGAAAGAAGAGGCGAAGGCATCAGAGGCGCGTAAAGCAAAAGAAAGTGATCAGCCTAAGAAAAAAGGCATCATCAAGCGCATAAAAGAGGCTGCAACCAAAGGTAAGAAAGCCAGTAAGGAAGAGATAAGAAAAAACATCTTATCCAAAGAAGAAAAGGCTGCGCTGTTGAATGATATTCTCAAAGAGCAAAAGAAGACAAAATGCTAAAGATAGACTGTTTATTCCTGAATACTTCGCTTGTAGAAAAGCTGAAAAAGTATGTTCGCTCCGAAGGCTACGAACGCCTGGCTGACAACAAAGGCATGTCCTTTCAGTCTATGTATGACCATGTAAAAAACGAACTGGGCGTAGAGATAGATAAAGAGAGCTTCGGGTATATTTATGAGAATGAACTGCAGCACTCCAAGGATGAGCGATTTACGCACAGCGATGATATTTCGGAGAGCGTAGGCGCGCCAATGACGCAAACACTCCGAAACCTCATGGTGCATTCAGATAAGACCGGTGAGCAAAAAATAGGTGATCTATCCCCTGGCAACGCAGTGGCAAAAAGCATCACCGATACCTTCTCCAATAAAATAATAAAAGACGAGCGCACAAAGAGCAACCTGAAAAAAATGGAGGGCTTCGTAAAGGAGGCTATGGACCGAGTGGCCGGAGAACTGCCAGAAGATGTGAATAAAAAAGAGGATAAACGCACCATGGAGCAAGTAGTTGCGGATGCGATAGATAAAGAGTCGCTGGGACACAAAGATGCACTCACCGGAGCTACTATAGGAATAGACAAAGTATTTGACCATGTGCAAAAAGTGATTAGCGAACATGCCAAAGCAATAGGCGATCCTGAATTACAGCAACAGTATGAGAAATACACAGAGGATATGCGCAAGAACGCATACACCATAGCATTGTCGTCCGGTGAAGCAAAGAAAGTAGTGGAAGGCTCACTCCGCGATGCCGGCTTTATGAAAACAGATGCCGAAGGCCGGGAATTAGTGGACTGGGACAAGCTGAAAGGAAGCATCAACAGCCCGCGCCAGTTGTATGACAATACGGTGAAGGCGCTTACTAAATCAGGCATAGACCAAAACACCGCAGAGCGTGTGGCATTGGCAGTAAACAGGGAGCATACGGAACTGGTTAAAAAGGTGGCTTTAAAGGCAGATGCGGAGCAAGCGAAACTACTGTCCTCATGGGATGCTAATAAAAACAAGAAAATATCTGCAAAAGCCGAAATAGATGATCAGGTTCAAAAGTGGGATAACTATAAAGGATTTGAAGGCAAAGCAGATGCGCCACTGATAGTAAGTAAAAGCACTGCTAAAGAAGCGCTGAAACATGTGCTTACAAGAGTGGGGTTAATAGATAAAAATGGCAACCTGAGCCTTGATAAAATATCGAAGCAGATAACCAAACCTGCCGACATAAAATACATCGCGCAGGAATATTTCAAAGCCCAAAAGAACGAAGACGGTACACCCAAATACGATACAGAAACCGCCGGCCACATAGCCAATGCAATAGACGGCATGTACCAGGAACTATTCTCTAAAGTGCGCGAGCATGTGGAAGGCAAGCAAAAGGCAGTAGAAGCCACATGGGAGCCTAAAACAGGCGAAGCAAAGCAGCAGACCACTGCAGATGAATTGATAGACAACAGGCTAAAAGAAAGCAGCCAGTACCGCAAGATCACAGGCAAAGCAAATGCGCCACTGAAATTCAAATTACAGGAAGCGCAGAAGATAGCCGGAGAAGCCATTGCTGCCAGCAAGGAATATGGTAAAAATGGCAAAATAGACTGGCAAGCAATGGCAGAAAACAGGCCCAGCGGGATAAAGATGGAGGCGATGTTGCGCAATCATCTGTTGGAGAAGTATGGGTATAGCAAAAGCGATGCGGCAGAAGTAGCGGCATCCATAACGAGGGATTACATAGAAAAGCTGCACGAAGATATAGACAGACATGCCAGCGGCATATTAGATGCAAGACAGGCTGCATTAGGCCGTGAAGCGCCGGAAAGAAAAACAGCAATAGAAAGGCTGGCCCAGGCGCATACACTGGGTATATTTGATGAATCAAGGGAGGCGCTACTCCATCATATGCTGGGGATAGACAAGATAGATGCAGATGACCTGCAATCGCTTAAAAGCCTATCAGATACAATTGGTAATTTGCGAAATGAAGTTGCCGGCCCAAACTACTTGAATAGTTTTGCATATCAAAGTGCTAATCGCGTAGTAGCTCACCTGCTGGACAAAAATAAGGAAGATCACAGCCGGGCTATAAAGATAGCTAATGCAGTCAATCATGCCTTTGGCTTGATGAATATGAGCCTTATAGCCAACCCGTATAATCTGATAGAAAATAACTGGTCGGGGGCTCAGGCATTATTGGGCGCTCAGGGAGAACTTGTGAAGCAAATGGGTGCTAAAAATGCAGCTATGTTCAATGATCACAAACTATGGGCTAATGTATGGAAGGATGTAGGTATTGGCGGCACGGAATATGGAGATGGTGCCGGTGAAAAGTGGGCGCACATCGGAGGTTATGTAGATAAGCTGAATACCCTTGATTTTAAAAATAATCCCGGCAGGGCTATACTTACTTCTGTTATTACTCCATTCAGGACCCTGCTAAACGGATCGGATGCGGCTAACAAAGCGGTCCTCCATCAAAAGGGATTTGTATTAATGCTACACAAAGCCCTTACCTCGCAAGGAATGGATAACGATGCTGCCGCGCATTTTATTCACGAAGCATTGTACGGAGAGAATTTTGATAAAGCAAGAGAAAGAGCAAGGGGATTGATAGAAAAGTACGGTGACCAGTTGGGTATTGGTGCAACCCGTCAGGCAAGAAAGAGGGCGGAAATAAGGTGGGCTAACGACCTTGTAAAAGCAAACCTTAATCTCAGCGGGGAAACGAGTATGCTGGGCGGTGATATGCCTATAAAGGACGAAGAAATCATTGAAGCTGCATTATCAAGTAGTTTTCATGCGGCATCATTGTCTTTAGGCCACGAAGCAAATAATATGGCTTCTCGCGGATTGAAGGCCGGGAAAAAGGCTGCAGCACAGCATGAAAAAGAACTTATAGAAAAGGGGGAATATCAAAAAGCGGCATTAGCCAGATTTGGTAATAACCTTTATTACAATGGAGTTAAGAGAATGATCAGTGGTTCCCTCAACTGGGCCATGCTTCGCGCGGAAAGTGCCGGCATAGGATTAGGATTGTCCCCTACAGTATTGGGGGACAGAAAGACAAGCCTCGACTTTACCAGTAAGGATAAGCTGGAAGAAAGTATGCGCCAAAGGATCGTTGCATCGCGAAAGATAACCAGGGCGATAACGGGAGCAACTATGTCTGCATTAACGATAGCCGGGCTGGCTACATATGGCGCGCTCAAAAAGAAAGACGAAGATGCAGATGCGCCGGAGATGACAGACACAGAAAAGGGCATGAAGTCTGTAAAAGATACATGGGCCGCAGATAAGATAATGGGTAAAGCCGGCCCCGATCTTGCGTATCTATACTATTTGTCTAAAATGAATGAAGGGCAAGGAGGTGCAGCCGCAGCATACGGGTCTATAAAATACGTCAACAACCTACTTAACAATAACCCCACCTACACAACAGCAGGTGATATGTATGGTATTGAAGAGGCGCTACGCCAAGGGCATATGAATGAAAAAAGCCAAAATAAAGCCGCCGGTAAATTCGGACAGCTTATTGGACAATTTTTGAATGTACCCCTGTACGTACCCTTTCATCAGATATACGATATGATAGATGGCAATCCGCATAAAAGAGAGTTTACCAAACCAGAATCGGTGATACAGGGCGCTTTAATGGGTGGCTTCATACAGGATGGAATAAATTGGCTGCCAGACGACATCATAGAAAATCATCAGATGCAAAACTGGAAATACAAGCCTGCGTACAATCCAAATGCAGGGCAATAACACGGGAAAAGCCCAATCGATCGTTGAACCCTGAACGGTGCCATCGACACCTCAGCTCAATAGTAGCAACCAGTCTGGACAACAACTAAAAAAAGGAAGGCCTCCGAGAACGGAGGCCACAAGTAAGGCTACGACAACAAATCGTGGCCATCCCTCATTAATCACACAACAACGTGGTGTAAAAATGACAACGGGACAAAAGTAGTGTTTCTAAAAAATATTTCAACAAATATTTGGTGGTGTGAAATAGTTGTGTAATTTTGTGGAAACAAGTGGAATAATACAATGGGCCGACCACGAGAAGAAGATTCTGAATTATTTGATGTACGTATTAAAGTTATGGGAGAAGACGCTCTTACCATAAGGAAGTACGTAGAGGATAAGAAGAAGAAGGATCGCCGCAAAACGATTATCAATACTGTAGAGGCAATACTGCTGGAAGCAGCCGAACAGCACAAAAAATAATAGAAAACAGGAAAGCATGACCACATCCCTACTTAACGACTGCCTCCTGCTCCGCGCCGGGACCGAAGAGAAACTACGGGAATACCTTCATTCGGTAAACCTGCTGGTGTTTGACCCGTTGTTTGATAGGCTACACAGAACTGATGCTGGGTTAACTGTACCGCAAATCGTACTGTACATACTATGCGCCTACAGTGAGGACAGTCCTATGATAATACTCCGGCAGGATGTGTTGACAGAGCAGAACAACATCTGTGAGTTCCTGCAAATACCAGAGATATTCAGGCCAGACCTTATCAACCTGAAAGACTCGCAGATAAAGAGAGTAGCAGTGGATTACGTCAACCAATTCGCCAGCCCGGTGTTTCGCTCCATGATGTTCACGAGAATACAGATACGTGACTTTGAAATTGCAATGACCGTAAGGGATTTCAGTGTACTAAAGCCCGGTGACGACAAAGAATATTACTATGATAGCAAAGAGCATGGTAAAATCACATCTGAACACATGAGGCTTTGCAAGCAATTAGCTGACATGGAAAAACAGGTGAAGCAGGACATGAAGAGAATAGAAGGGATGAATGAATTGCTGGACTTTATGGATGAGGCGAAGGGAACAAAGAAAGGGAAGGCGGCAAAGAAGCGCGCCACAGGGCACATCGAAAATCAAATAGAATAATTATTTTTTCACACAATAAAACGACAACAATCATGGATCTTAAAAAAGAATTGCAGCAAATCAAGACAAATAATATTAAGCATCATAATGATGTAGTATCAGAAGTAAAGCTATTATTGGCTGGGGATGCCAGTGAAGATTTAGCTATAATGCGGCACCTTGCCAGTAACAGCAAGATAGTTAGAGCCGAAGAGGCGCTGGGGCGTAAAATAGAATTGGAGAAATTGGAGAATGACTACGGGGAAGTATATACAATAGATCAAATAGAAAAACTGTGCATCAAGTATAAACTTAGATTTCTCCCTTCAAGACTATTCAAGGGGGATTTGCCAGTCACTACCATTCATAAGATAAAGCAGTTTGCTAAAGAAACTACTACATCTATTGATCCTCATTCTCTTAATACAAAATTCTTTATCATTGCCCCTGCGGAGTCTTTTGAATTAAATTATGTTTCCGAAAGGGCGGAGCGTGAACGTATCATGAGAGAGAAAGACCCAGTTCTTTTTTATCAGATAGATAGCGAGCATTACCGGATGATACACAAATGGGGAAATGACTTCACTATATTCAGAAGGGTAATAGGTTTTATCTGGGAGAATAAAGCACAACATAATTACACAATAAAAATATCTTATGTTGCAATCATGAGTGTTATTATCTATTTGCTTGCCTCTACAATCCCTGATGGAGATCATCTTATTGCGTTTACAATCCACTTTGCTGGGAGCCTATTGGGAGTCATTTCAATTTTGGTACTTCTTATTGCATATGAGAGAGAGGACAAAGAATGGTGGTCAAAAAATAACTGGAATAACACAAGTAAAATGGTGCGATAATGGCTACACTATCAAAAAAATCATGGCACTCATGGCTATTCAGGAGCACCTATGGTGTTCCATTGCCTCAAAATTTGTGTACTTACTTTTGGGGCGTTGTATTAGCAGTGATTCTTGCGGTACCATTTGCGATAACGCATATAGTGCATATCTTCACAAAGAAAAGACACTTCACGCATCTGTGGTTCTCGATCATTCCATATTGGGTATTCAACTTATCAATGAACTGGCGCTATGTATTTGTGTTGTTGGGTATTGTTGTTTTATCGGGATTAGGTTTTGCGCTATCTTTATTGATGCCTTCACTAAAATCGGAGAATGACAATTTATTCATAGAGCGGTTCAAGGCGTTTAAGGGTAAGTATTGCCCTAAGATAAATTGGAGAGAAGAGCCCAATAGCAGCTAAAAGGGGAGGTCGGCGAAGAATCTGAAAACAGGTCACGTAGAGGGTGTAATTGAATAACTATGGAATATAGGGAATATCCAGATCAGCAGTTCGCATATATTCTACATCATACCGAAGGCGGCAACGATCCTATGTCTGGAGAAGCGCCGCGAAAAATAGGCGAGATAGTTGGCGCATCGGACGATGAGGAAGAAATGGTTGCACTTGGTAAGAAGTTGTACCCAAGGCCGACTACATGGGAATGGGATGGTTGGACTATAAATGTGAATACCAGCACTGATATTGGCAAGGCTAAGTATGCAGCATGGGCAGAAGATAGCAGGAAACGATTTGCATATATTGAAGCACACTCAGAAGAGTATGATTTTATTAACTATGGGGAGAATAAAATTTACTTTAAAAAGAACGGATTGCTCGATGATTTAATAAACACTTCTGGGAATGATAAGTCAATGTACGGGACTATGTCCTTTTTAATTCCGAGTAGCGGTTTGATTGGGCCTGTAGCCCCAATAGAAATTTATACACCAAAGAATAAAGAATGACCTACAACGAAGGGGATATAATAGAGATACCAATCGGGGAGCACATCTTTCGCACCCCACCCGTTCCGCCAAAGCGGGACATCCTCTTCCATGACAAAAAGAAAGCCGACCAATACTGGACGCGCCAGACAGACCTGCCAAAAATATTTTACGACTGGCACAATGAAACACATTCCTTCGGAGTAGGCGTAGAACTGGATGCAAAGAAGACAGAGTATCACCCGGACAGCCCTTCACTGCTTATATCCCTGAGTAAAGAAGACACAGCGCTACTATTCGGCAAGGCAGAAGATGGGAAGGAAGGCTACCAGGTAAGAGAATACAGGCGAAGGAAAGAAGGAGTATGGTTCTACAACAACGGAGAGCCTACCTACCTTACGGGAGATCACTATGCCGCCTTACAGTGGCTACCCATGCTTGCTTGTGACAATGAAGTAGAGCCCGGTAGTGTATATGGGCAATATCTTGAATTTCAGCGCGACTTCTGCTATTTCTTTTTATTGGCAGAAACCACAAAATTTGGCTATGGTGGGTTAATAGTAAAGCCAAAGAAGACCGGTCTTACGCAGTTGATGTGCTGTATCTGCCTGAACCGAGCAATGATCATGCGCCTGAAGACAATACGCATGATGTCCATAACGGAGGCTATCTGCAAAGAAACCAATTTCAAGCTGATAGCCTATGCCATGGAAGGTGTGCCAGCCATCTTAATGCCCACGAAGACAAAGCAAAATGAGTCAGAGGTTATCTTTGGGCCACCGGCATCATCAAAGCGCAGCGTGAGGAAAACAAAGGAGCAAAACCTTGATTACTTGCACAACTGGCTATGCACCGTACCGACCACACGTACTGCCTTTGACTCTATAACCAACTACATAGCATTCATAGATGAGTTTCCAAAGATAAAAGACAGCACCTACCCGAAAGAACTGTTTGAAGCCACACTGGTAGCGGTACGTGAAGGCTCCAAAAGGAAAGGCACAGTGTTTGGACTCTCTTACGTACCGGAAATATCCAACAGGTCCTTCCGCGAGGCAAAGGAGTTATTCATCAATAGCAAGCTAAAGACGGTCAAAAAGAACGAAGAGGGAGAATATGTTGGCCACACCAAAAGCGAGCTCATTTGCTATACCCTGTTAGTGCAGCAGGGCATATTCGGATGCTGTGACAAGTACGGCAAGCCGATAGAAGCTAAAGTATGGGGCTTCATCAACAACGAGAAAGAAAAGGCGAAGGACGACCCGGACAAGCTGCAAGCCATAAAGCGCCAGTACCCATCATCGGAGAACGACCCATGGCAACATGCGATCAGTGACGACTCCCTGTACGACATAGTACGCCTTGAAGAGCAAATGGAATACCTGCTGGACAGATACTCCACCGGCGACCTTCCGTATGAAACCTACAACCTGCGTTATGAATTTGCGCCAGTAAAGAAACCTCGCAGCGAGCAATACGAATTTCGGGGCAAGATACTCATAGACCAGGTAACCAATGACGACATCATGGACGACAAGCCACTGGGCCTGTATAAGTGGTACGACAAACAGTGGACACCCGAATGGTACCTGCAAAAGCACCTGGGCAACATCACCGTAAACGAAAAGAACGGACTGCTGCAGCCCAACCCTAACAGCCCCTTCTTTCTCGCGATGGACCCGACAGGATACCGGAGCAAGAAATACACCGGCAAAGGATCCATGAACTCCCTGCAAGCCTTCATCATGCCGGATGCGGAACTAAACGCATGGTGCGGTGAAAACACCACCAACTACCGGCAGATGATAGAGTACCACTACCGGCAGGACAAGCCCAGCGAAACCATGCAGGATGTGATCAGGCTGCTATTATTCCTTGGCTGCTACTTTCTGTTAGAGTCCAACCAGGCTACATGGGCAGAAGACCTCATAGAAATGGGATTGGGAAACTTCCTGCTGATGATGAACGAAGAGGGAGGATTGGAGCCATGGAACCCCCACAGGAAGCAAAGCCTGTTTGAGAAGACCACAGCCAACATAGACCAGATGGTAAACGCCACACAGGAGCATTTGGGCGCAGCCAGAAGACCAGAGGACATAGACAACATCAAGTACATCAAAAGTTACCTCACCTGCAAGCAGTTAACAGAGGTAACAAAGCTGAACATGAAGGAGTATGACGTAGCAGTATGTTATCAGGAGGCTATAATGGGCATGAAAGGCTATCAGGGCTGGAAGAGAGCGCAGGAGGAGAGAAACAGGCATCGCGGGGATGGTGGGATAAGGGCGGCGGTATTAAAAATCAGGTAATCAAAACTAAAAAATAACAACACATGTACACGCGCGAACAGATCCTCGACAAAGTAAAAGACATTATCGTATCACACAACTACTGTGACCGGGATGAGGTATCCTTAACCACTACCCTTGAAGACGACCTTGGGCTGGACTCATTAGACAGGATAGAACTATCCATGGAGTTAGAGCGCGAGCTGGGCATATCCCTCAATGATGAAACAATATCACAGGCTAAACAAGTGAGCCATATTGTTGATCATGTGGAGGAAGTGCAAAGGCAGTTGGAATCGGCATCAAAAAATTAAACACCACATATGAAAATAGAATGGGAATACAACAGGGAAATGAACCACACCCCGGAAAGACGGGGATATTTTTCACACAATAATTCATAGCCATGGATAAAGAATTTTTCACGATAATAAGTATGCTTTTTGAAGGCATCATAATAGGGTTCATATTCGGCGGAATAGTTGAGCGTTGCTCCCTGCAAAAAGAGAAGGAGGCGCGTAAGAGTGTGAAGCGTGCCAATAAAAAGGCAAAAGAAGATAAGGAGAAAGCCCGGCAGCAGGAAGTTGTTGATTTGTTAAAGGTTTATCAGTTAAAGAATGAAAAAAGCCCGATAGATCGTTGAACCCTGAACGGTGCCATCGCCACCTCAGCTCAATAGTAGCAACCAGTCTGGACAAAAAAAGCAACACATGCCCCGAAGCAAATACCAGATAAAGCACCCGGACATAAACCACATGATCCATTTCTTTTTAGACTTGTACTACACAAGATTAGAGGAAGACCCATTCATACGTCCAATAGAAAAGAACCACCTGAAAACAATAGAGAATATAGACAAACACTACCGTAAGTCCTTCGACTGGAACAAACACCTGGACCGAGAAAAATACGAGGAAGCCTATTTACAGAAAATAGACCTCCTCACCCAGGCGCTGACCAACAAAAGGAAGAAGGACGAAAAGCAGCAGCTGACAAAACAAATGGCCACCAAAACACACGAAGATGCCGAAAAAAAGAGAAAACTCCTCGCCGCGCATGGTATACATACCTGAACTAAGGATGCACGTAATGACCAGCAGGCCGCCGGAAGAAGTAACAGCCGCCTTCCGGGATCAGCACCAGCGCGAGAAGGTAACAATGGGATCGCTCACAAAGACCGGCTACTGCCCTAAGCCAAAGGAGCAGGCCCGGCAGGAAAAGACACGCGGATGGGTAGGATAAAGAAATTCAAAAGACATTTTATATTCAATCGTGACGGATACCAATGCCTGAAATGCGGGTCTAAAGAGAACCTGACAGTAGATCATATAGTAAGTATAGCGCAAGGCGGTACCGATGCGATGGCTAACCTTCAAACCTTATGCCGTGCGTGTAATATGCAGAAAGGGAGCAAGGTACACTTCTCAATGGACTACCGGGATAACAAGAGTGACCGTGCCAAAGCTGCGATAGTAAGGTTCTGTAAGCCAGTAAAAATAAAAATATTCAAAAGAAAATTGTTTCGGAACTATCCCTTGCAATACAAATAAAAGTTGTATCTTTGTGTAAGTAAAAACGATAAAGATATGAACTTCCTGCAACTGCAAAAGAAATTCCCAAACGAAAAGGCCGTAGTAGATTATTTCGTAGAAGTGCGCTATCAGGGCATTCCATACTGTTCACATTGCGCAAGCATTAGTGTTTACCATAGGGAAGATAAGAGCAACAAGGTTTTCCAGTGCATGGATTGCAACAACTCATTTTCTATTTTCAAAGGAACAATTTTTGAAAATAGTTCTACCGACCTTACAAAATGGATGTATGCTATTCACTTGTTTTTGAATGGCAAGAAAGGAATATCGGGCTTACAGCTTATGCGTGAAATTGGTGTTACCTATAAAACAGCATGGAGAATGCTAAAGCAAATCAGGCTTGCAATGAGTGATGAAGATATGAAAACCTACTTTGAAACTATCGTAGAAATAGATGAAACGTATGTAGGTGGCAAGCCACGCAAGGGCAATAAAGGACGTAATGATAACGGGGATATAGAAAAGAACAAGCGTGGACGTGGCACTAAGAAAACACCCGTTGTAGGCGTTATTGACAGGGATAATAAGAAGGTACATGCAAAGGTGGCTTTACCTAACAAGGATGGCAAGAAGCTAACAGGGAAGCAGCTATTGACCATTTTAAACGAAGTTACCAAAGCAGGTGCAACTGTTATGACCGATGAATTTAGGAGTTACAATATACTTTCACGCAATGGCTTTATCCATCTGAAAGTTGACCACACAAAGGAATTTGCAGTAGGTGCGACACACACTAATAACATTGAAAGTTTTTGGGCTACCCTGAAACGTGGTGTGTACGGGATATATCACAGCGTATCAGTAAAGTATCTGCAACAGTATGTAAATGAGTTTTGTTTCAGGTATAACAACCGTAAGAACGGGGAAATGTTTGACCTGCTTATGATTAAGACTATAAAAATGTAAAAACATTCTTTAACTTACAGGCGCAATGGGAAAAACAGGAAATAAGTATAGTGTGGTATCACTTTTTTCAGGGTGTGGGGGTATGGACTTAGGTTTTTTTAAGGCTGGATTTAATATACTTTGGGCAAATGATATTGACCCGATTGCATGTGAAACCTATAAGAAAAATATAGGCGACCATATCGTTTCTGGCGACATTACTAAGATAGATTACAAAACAATACCTCAAAGTGATGTTCTACTTGGCGGCTTCCCTTGTCAGGATTTTTCTATGATATGGAAACGGGGTGGGCTTGAAACTAAGCGTGGCAACCTTTACAGGAATTTTGTAGATATTGTAAGCCAAAAAAACCCTAAAATATTTGTGGCGGAAAATGTTAAAGGGCTTTTATCTATCAATGGCGGAGATGCTATAAGGCAGATAGTAAGTGATTTTTCCGAAACAGGTAAATTCGGATATAACACAACGGTACATTTAATAAATTTTGCAAAATACGGTGTACCACAACTAAGAGAGCGGGTTTTGATTATAGGGGTAAGGAAAGATATAAAGGATAAGTTTGTTATCCCTGACCCAACACATAGCGCAGGTAATTACATCGGTGCAAAAGAAGCATTGCGGAATGTTGAAAAAGTAGAATACAATAATGAGCATCAAAAGATACTACCATCTACGGTTGAAAAACTAAAACTCATACCGGCAGGTGGTAATTTTTCTGACATACCGTTAGATTCCCCCCATTACGTTAAAGGTATGATTAGCCATGTGTATAGAAGATTGCACCCTGATAAGCCATCTACAACGATTATTGCTGCGGGTGGTGGTGGTACATGGGGTTATCACTTCAAAGAGCCACGCCCCCTTACAAACAGGGAAAGAGCGCGTTTATTTGGCTATCCTGACGACTTTGTTTTTGTTGGCTCTATAACAGATGTAAGAAGGCAAATAGGCAATTCCGTTACTCCATCAGGTATTCAAGTTTTTGCAGAAAAGATAAAATCTTTCCTAACTAAAGCAAAATAGATGTACACTAACACCGAGGTTTTTGGTGGCAATTTTAAAACTGTATTGAAACAGGAATTTAAAACCGCCAATAATATAGCCATTGCTTCGGGTTACGCTTCATCTGATATAATCAAAGAATTTGAAAATGACTTCTTAGCTGTTGCCGACAAAGGTGGCAGCGCAAAACTATTGCTTGGGATGGCTTTCTATGAGGGTTTAAGCCAACAAAAACTTACTACCTTAAACAACCTTTGCACCAACCTAAATAAGCTCAACAACGACAGCGGAGTTTATGTAACATACAAAAGACGGTATCATGGTAAAGTATATCATTTTCAAAATGATACCGATGAGAAAGTATTTGTAGGCTCTTCCAATTTTTCCACAAGCGGTACGTCAGGAAACATTGAGTGTACTATACCCGTTAATGACGTAGATGCAAAAGGTAAAATAGTTAATTTCTTAGGCTACTTATTTTCAAAGGACAACGCCGTATCAATACTAAAAGCTGATATAGTTGTACCCGGTACATCGAAGTATATTAGGAGGATTGCGCTGGATAGTCTTGACGCATTAGAGCGATATGACCCGCAGTTAATAGATACTCTGATACTCCCTAAATTGGTTATTCCTTTAGACAGGATTGCAGAAAAGGAAAAATCAAGTTTAAACGTCTATTTTGGTAAAGGCCGCTTAAACACAAAAACAGGTATCATAACACCCCGTCCGTGGTATGAGATTGAGTTAATAGCCAATTCCGAGTTTACAGCCAACCCATTATACCCTAAAGGTGATTTCCTTGCCTATACTGACGATGGTTATATTATCCCGATGAGAACGCAAGGCGATTATTTTAAAAACATTCGCTCTAAAAACAGCCTGCAAATATTCGGAATGTGGTTAAAAGGTAAACTGCAAAAAGCGGGAGCGTTACAGCTTTTGAAACCCGTTACTATGGATACCCTGATTGACTATGGTAATGATACCCTGACCATGTACAAAATATCCAACGGAAAATACTATTTAAAGTTCTAAAACAGTTATACATTTGCTAAACCTCAATAACTATCATATTTGTATTGCAAGGGATAGTTCCGAATTGTTTTAATTTCACCTTCAAAATAAACACAACAATGGCTATTAAGTTAACAAAGAAAGACGTAAAGACAATCCTCCGCAAGAAGATAATGGATTGCAGCAAAGATGAATTGTATGCGATATTCAAAATACTTGGCCTCCAGATAAAGGAGTGGCGCGAGAACAAGGAAGGAGAACTGGCCTCCTTTGAAGTACATCACAGGATGCAATACATCATAGATGTCGAGCCGGAGAAAAATGTAAGGGCGGTATCATTCAACAACGAATGGGTGAACTGGGGAGGTGGGACGAGCGGACTCTGTATGGGAATTGAAGATGTAGGCGAATTGATGCTAATCATCCTGAACCTGTTTGTAGAAAAGCTGCACATACGTTTTGAAGGCCCGCGCTACACAGAAGATGGCGACCGGGAGTATGAAAACATGGAAGAGATGCAAGGCCTGCTGGAAACGCTGCAAAAGTTCATTTCCAAATAAGTAAAAACACATATCTTTACACCCACATAAAACCACACAGTCATGCTCGAAAAACTTGAAGCACTCGGAAAGGCCATCCTCGCAAAGCTGGGATACATAGGCGCAAACCTACATGAATACATCACAGTAGCGTTGCAATTCACAACTAATCTGGAGAACATACTAAAGGAGATCCAAAAGAAGACAGGAAATCCAATAGTGAAGTTTGCCCTGAAAGAACTGGTGCCATCTGCTGATCAGGCCATGCTTGCGAAGATAGAGGCATTGATACCTGTTATCTTGCCGTACATCACACAATCACAGGCTGTACTGAGCGCCGCTACACCGGAAGACATGCTGGCCCAGCTACTGCAGGAGATAGCCACAGACGCGCCGGGAGTACAGAACAGTACGTTGTTCAACCTGGCATCGGAATTAGTAAAGGAATTGGCCGGCAACACTATGTTGCGTAGCGAGATCAACTATCTGGTGCAAAAGTATTTCACAGCATCAAAGCAAGGGCAAACAGCATAACAAAAATACAAACCGATAAATGAGAAAACGCCGGACACTATATGAGTGCCGGCGTTTTAGTTTGGTAAAAGTAGAATCAGTTATTGTCTGCGCTACGCTTTAAATTCAATGCAGCAATCATTTCTTTGGTAAAGCTGGTAACATGCACAGCCATTAATTCTTCTGCACCACATTTCATAGAACCTTTGAGTGCGTAGATAATTGCGCATACTGCATTATTTTTGTCTGACTTAGCTATTTCCAATGCCTTATCAAGTGCTTCGTGTAATTTGTCCATATCGTTTTTTATTTTACCTGTAGTATATACTCATTCTGTAGTCTTTCGATAAGCATTTCCTGTGCCTTATCTATATCTCCTTCAACCTGGCCGAGGCATGTATTGGTAAGCACTTCAAACCTGTTGATGAATTGCCGCCACAATGCTTTTTTCTGCTCATTCATGTAGATGCTATCTTTGCCGATAACTGTTTCTCCACTGCTGCGGTCTTCTTTCGGGCCACCTCGCGTACCGGCGGAATCTATGCTGTTGTCTTCCTGTATAAATTCATCTTCATCACCAGACAGTTTAGCCTCCTCTTCTTTTTTCAGCCTGTGGTTGCGTTCTGCTGTGGTTTCGGCACTTTCTTCCTTCGTTTTCTTATGGGACTGCCGGTAATCAGCCAGCGCGGCGGATATTTTGATCACATCGGCATCTACATCATCCTGCACCTTCTCTGGTAATTCTGTGGCCATGATGTAGTTATCTACTGTCTGCCGGGAAACACCGAGGAATGCCGCTATCTGATCGTGTGTCATACCATTCTGTTCTTTCAGGGACAGATAAAAGAAGGCCCGCTCCATTGGTTTGAGCTTCAAGTTATCCTGGGTAGTGATCACCTTGCGCTTTCTTTCAAGGTCTGTGGTGCCCAACGGGTTAAGCAATACAGTGACCCATGCAATATCTGCACCATTAGGGTACTGCAGCCTGTTTGTAGCCAGTAAATGCCGTAGCGCCCTGTACCTTCTTTCTCCGTTGACGATGTAGAAGTACCCATCGGTGTGAAAGTCGCCCAAAATAGGCTCCGCAGGACCATTACTGATCAAAATACCTTCTGCCAGTTCCGGGATCATCAATACGCGTTCCCAAAGTTCTTCGGATAGCTTACCCTGGCGCCGGGCATTGAAGCCTTCGCGTATGCGGATACGGCTTAAATCTACCTTGCGCAGGCGGTCTACATTTTTTGAATTGGCGCGGAGTACGTCCCGGCTGGCGGTGTTCCCTTCGAGAGGGAAGGGGAGTGATGGTTGTTTCATATTGTTATGTTGTTCCGTTTAAGAAAAATTTCATATTCTCTTCTATCATTGCCGATTCGTAAACCCTTTTCCTGATTTCGGAGCCGTAAGGATAATTCCAAAAATCAGTTGGTGTACCTGGTATATACCTGTTATGTGCAGATATTATGCTTCTCCATATTTTTCGGCTATACATATAGCGTTTTGATCTGTTGGTCATTTGATGTGCTTTTTACGAGCTTGAAGCATTGCTGCTGCTTGTTCATACGCAGAAATAGATAACCCATTAGCTAAATCCGAATGCACACCTTGATAATTCCTTATCATCAATGCGTTCATAGCCTTTGCCGCAAAGTAGTCAAGTAATGTCATTCCTGCTGTGGTGGATATTCGCTCATCTTCCTGTTGCTCCATTGTCGGGAATGCTGGTATGTTGTTTTCTAAAGCCATTGTATGTTTGTTTTAATATTTATCAATTACTTTTTGCACTCTATTCATTGCTATATGCCAGCATAAATCCATTGCATAAGGGCTAAATCCTCGTAGGTGAAATATAGCCTCGTATATGCTGAGAGGATCTGTTTTAAAATGATATTCAGCAGGCGGTATAGGATCTGACGGTGCGACTATATTTGATGGCTGCATTATGTATATCTTGTCGGTCATTAACGTAATAAGTGAAAAGAAAAATAGATCGAAAAAAGCTGAACGGAGCGTCGCAACGGAAGTCTAATCAAGGCTAAAGTGCTAAGTACCAAAGGGTAATAATCAGTGCCATTCCCTACAAGAGGGACAGCGTACCTGCAGGACTACTTTCACATCATCATCAGGGAAAACGTCAG